CACGCTGACGTCCACCACCCGCTCCTTTTGCACCCACAGGTCCGCTTGCGGGATCTCCCCGCACAACTGCTTCATGGTGCCCTGGTTGTAGGTGCGGATCCGTTTTCGCTTCATCGGGCACGCACCTCGCCTTGGCAGGTTTGTGCCAGGATTTGGCTGCCACATCCCTCCCACGTTTTCGGCTCACTTTGACCGGACCACGGCGCTCTCGGTGCCAGGCGAGCAACTGTTCCAGCGCGCTCATGTTTTTCGGGACGAGCGCGTCATATTTATACCACCCGCTCGCTCCCCAAAATGAAGCCCGGAGACTTTCTGCAGGTGCTTGGAGAGGACGGGGAGTCGTGGTACGCCGAAGTGGTCGGTGTAAAGCCTCTGGAGGTCTATTTCATCGAAAAAACCGCCGATCGGTTCGTGTGGAAGTACTCGGAGGAGTGGCACGAGATCCCGCCCGAGTCGATCGAAATTCACATCCAGACCGAGGGCGTGGTGGACGCGTTGGCACAACTGGGGTTCCGCGCCCTGACCGAGTCGACGTTCATCCGCATCGAGGACGAAGACCACCCACAACTGACGACCGCCGTGCCGCTCGACGACATTCCGGAGGACGACCCGATCGGAATTCACCCGGAGATGCAAGATTTCATCGTCCCCGACGAAGAAGGCGAACGGTTCACGCACGCCGTGCCGGACAACGATTTCGTCCGAGAAACCCACGAAGCTGTGCACGCCTACAACGACTGGCAGCCCGCCGACGGGGAGCAGAAGCGGGTGCACGCCTTCATCGAACAGCTGGACCAACGCACGTGCCAAGACGAAATGGCGCGCGGGTTGGAAAGCGTCCCGTATACACGCCCGCCGGTAGACTATAAACCTAGTGCAGCGACCTAGAAAAATGCCTCGCCGCAAGAACTACGCCATCCGTGAAATGAAGAAGGAGCAGTCGAAAGCGACGCCCGTGATCCCGATCGCCCCGTTTTCCCGTCTGGTGCGGGACATCGCCGCGGAACACAACCCAATGGTGCGGTTCAAAAAAGACGCCATCGACGCGCTGCGGGTGGACACCGAGTCCTTTGTGATCGACACGCTGCACAAAGCCAACTGTTTGGCGGTGGCACAAGGGCGCGAAACGCTGTCGCTGCAGGACATGCGGCTGCTGGAGGAGCTGCGTACCAATACCATTACTTAAAACCCGTATAAACCTCGTTCTTCTTCTCTTTAAATGTTACCCAACCTCTGCGCCAAAACCCGCGTGCAGTTCTCCGACGACGTCGTGTTGCCCGTGTTCAGCTGCGTCGTGCGCCATCCCCGCCACCTGCCCGAAGACGACTGGAAACTGGTGGACAGAATCTTGGTGGACATCCACAGCATCAAAGTCCTCAACTACCACGACGAGTGGGGGTTTATCAAGCACCACGGCACGGTGGTGGGCGCCAAACTGGGGTCGGACCTCGACGAGAACGCCAAAGCCTACTTGGACGACATCCGGGACGACATCCGGGACGACCTGGAGGACACGTCGGGCGGTGAGTCTAAGCGTGGTGCGCCTCCAGCGTCTGGTAGTACTCTTCCAGAATCAGCAGAGCGCACTTCCAGTAAATCTCCGGCATGCTGTCTGGAAGGCGAGATGAAAAAAATGTCACTATAAACCGCCATAATCACCACAAACGCAACTTGTCCTTTCCGACTGGGATGCTCCGCGCCGTGTAAAACCCCTCGTCCTCGTCGTCCTCGTCGTCTGTGGACTCGATGGACACGGTGGACACGCTCGACACGGTGGACACGCTGTCGGACCGCATGGGATTCGTGTACATGCGGTCGTCGCGCTTCGTGCCGCGCACGCGTTCGTAGCACGCGCAAAAGGGCAAGGCGAGCGTGTACAGGATCCACATGGGCAGGATGCACAGACATTGCAGGGCAGCACCGACGAGGTCGACGACGTTGGCGAAAATCCGCGCGCACCCTACACAGACGGCAGCACACTCGAGTGACATGTTGAATGAAAAAAAGAACCTTTATATACTCATTTTTTTGGTTGTTTTGGTGCTTTTGGTTCTACAATGACAAACTCTCCGGGGACCACGGTCCGCGGTCGCCCCGACACCCAGTTGCCTCGAAGGTCGTAGCCGCTGATAATGGATTTGAACACCACCCTGTCCGCATCCTCGTTCGGGTCGAAGACGCTTTCGTAATATCGTGGGTTGTACCCGTGCGGGTGGTCGTTGAACAGTCCCTTGTTGTCGTACACGTGCAGGATACTCATGGCGCGCGTGCGTGTGTGCACCGTTTCCCCCGCCATAATCAGACTGGCAGTTCTGGCACGCTGGGGCACATCGGTACAACGACAACGCTTGGCACGCTTGGCACGCTTGGCACGCTGGGGTACAGAATGCAGATCTTCTCGTACACCCCTTGGCGGGCACTCGGTCTCGGGCTGGTGAACGCACAAATACGCTGGTGCCAGCACGCCGCATGCCCGCACGCGCACAGCCCGCGTCCGTGGTACCGTCGATGGTACCGTCCGTGGTACCGTTGACACGCACACGTACCGAATTCACACCGTCCGCGCATGTTTACACGCGTGCACGCGCAAATCGCCCACCATAATGCTTGTCGCCCAACAGTGATACAATTCTATAAATATGGACCTTATTTGTTGAAATGGAGTTGGAAAACGTTTTTTTGCAAGAACAAATACGAAAACTTAGAGATGAGTTACAGAAGTCGGAAGCGCAGGAACTGTAACTGCGAGAACGAGTGAGCCACTTGTTGTCCTACGCATATTCTGACAAATGTTCAGAGAAAGACGCCATAGTTCGGAAGAAAGAGGAGGAGATCAAGAGACTTGAGCGAGTCTTGAGACAAAGTGAACTTCAGAATTCACAGTTGCGCAAACATATAGATTTTCTGTACAAGAAGTCTCAGAGACTGGACATCGTCGGTTCCGCGACTGGCAAGGTAGACTCACAGCTTAGATTATAAAGGGTTTGTCTCAAGTGAACGGTAGTTTATCTATGTTTACTCCCAGCAGTTGTTTTCCGCTTTTTCCGCTTTCTACGCTTTCTACGCTTTTTTTGACTTGCGCTTTTTCCCGCGCTTTTTCCGCGCTTTTTCTACGCGCATGCAAACCAGGGTTCCCGCTCCACGTCGTACTGTGGTTGCGGTGGGGGTGGCTTTGGCGCGGGCGGCGACAATCGCACGGTCATCGGCGGTTCGAGTGTGATACGGTCCCCTGGCAAGATTGTGCGCGTGGCAATGAGTTCCTGTGACCCGCGGTGCCACACGGCGTTGTGGTGCTGCCGACTGGTGCGCACACATCCCGCCGCCAAGGTCTGCCAGAACGACGACGCCATTGTACACACATCATGTTGTATATATACGCGGTTTTGTACGTATAAATAGGCAGCGTTTGTCCTATAAATGGATTTTGCATGTCTCTACGACCGACGCACCTTGTACCCCGTTTCGCACGTCTTCACACCGTTTCTGATATATATGCTCACGCACAACGCCTTTCTTACCGTGATGCTGTTCGCCGCGTGGGAACTCTTCGAATATATCACGTACGAGTTGTTCAACGGATATGGCATTTACCCAGGCGACATTGAAGAAATGTGCGACGTCATCGTGCTGGACCTGGGCAACGGGTTCTTGGGATTGTTCTTGGCGTGGTTCGTCGCGTGGTGGCACGACTTCGACCCAGCAAACCTGGCATGCGGCAAACCACGCACTGGTTGTTGTGGTGCAGTGTGGGAAGCAATCAAAGCATGGTCGCCTACCATCGTATTCGGAGCTCTGTGGTCTCTCTTCTCATCCCTCGATTTTGAATGCGAGCATTGGTTGTTCCGCTGCGACTACACCGCGTGGGGCATTCCCTTGATGACTCTGCTGTTGGGCATCTACGCGTATTATTTGCACCGGTTGGGCAACACGCGTGTGGCAAGAGTTCTTTTCGCCGTGGGCGCCCTGTATCTCAACATCACTTGGATTCCACTGAGCACCCCGCTGCTCATGTACTATGCGTCGATCGCCGTCTTTTTGCTGGCATGGCGACGCGAATTGGACTACAAACGCGTGGGCAACGTTTGATAGTCGTGTTCGTTCCGATAGTAGATGCATACGAACACCAGGCACGCGAGCAAAATGGGTATGTACAAAAACCGTACAACCACCACGGCGATGATGGTGTCTGGTTTGAACCCGAATTCGGTGATGTTCGTCGTGTTCATCCAAGTTGCGCGCTCGACGAATTGTGCACGGATAAACTGCAGTTCGCGCGCCGCGTCGGGCTTGGTGCCGCCGTTCGTGGCAGCGTAGGCGTCTTGGTACATTGGCAAATACTGTTTCCCGAAGGGATCCCATCTGGCAAGGTGGCGCGCAAAGTCCCCGTTCGTAAACTGCTGTGCACGCGCGTCCAGCAGGGACATTGCAATGTGGTGATTCTCCGTCACCGTAGCCACGCGCTGCGCTTCCAACTGTTGCAGGAACGTCGCGTCGTTGCCCAGATGTACCCACAAGGGCGCAGCTTGCCACTGGTTCGGTATATAAAAGTCCCACGAGTCCGCGTCGCGCGTTCGCCACTGCATGCTGTCGTAGTCCCAGCGCGGACCCGCGTGCAAAATGCCGTCTGGCGATACGTAAAAGTACTGCGAACCGCGCGGGAAATCAGAATCGTGCAGGAGGGATTCGACATAAAATGTATCAACAAAGCTCTGCAGGTCGATGGGTACCGTTGTCGTGTTGGTCATCGTCAACGCGCCAAAAAAGTGTTTTGTGCGATTGACAAGGCACGCGTCCATGTCACATTTGGGGTAACGCATTTTCACTTGCAGGTCAAACTCTTCACAGGGGTCGCGGCGTCCCTTGAACGAGTGGGTGTACTCGCCAATCATCGCGGCGTGGTCCACGTTGTCGCATTTCGCTTTGCCCTTTTCGTCCCATGCCAACCGTTTTTCAAGCACGCGGCGTTGAATAGCAGGGTACAAGATGTATACCCCCTCGTACGTGTAGGAATCGTTACGCTGGAACAAGACCTCGACCAATGTGTGTTGCAAGACACCCCCTTTGAGTTGAGACGCGAGCGCGTCACGCACAAACGTCGGGTCGTTGAGTCCCCCGCGTAACACCCAGTCCTCGTAGTCTTCGCCGAACTCAAACAACTCCGCCTTGTCGTCTTCGCACTCGCCGTTCTCACACTCCCAAATCTCAAAGGCATAATTCAACTGCAGGCGCTCACCCGACCCTTTGATCTCGATGCCCGCGTCGCCGTACTCCAGCGGGTGTGATGTGTCGCTCCACCCCATACGTGCGTATATTTTATCGGACAAATCAATCTGGTCAATGTCGACATCGAACACCAGCAACTGCTTTCGAGGTCCAAACCCATACGGTGAAATATCCGTGATCGGTTCGGATTTCCCAGACAACGGTGGACGGTTTGAATAGGTACATACATCCAACAACGCAATCAACAAGGCGATTGAAAATCCGAGCGTGAACCAACCGACGACCATTTGTACACCGCGTCATGTCTACTTATAGTGTCGAAATGTTGTCTATAAAAAGTGACTTCCGTTATACAATGTGGGGTGCGCTGTTCGGCGCCACCCTCGCCTCCCGCCAACTCTTTCCACATCCCTACACACATCTCGTACACGCCCTCTGGTACCTCGCGCGGGGGTTTACGGTCGAAGACCCCATCCCGTTGCACTACGACGGCACCGACATTTACCCCAAACACGGGTGGCAGGTGGCGTTCGCCGTGCTCTCCGTCGCACAGACCCACACCCGGCTGCTCGACTACACGTGGCTGCCCCTGCTCTTGTTCTGCCTCATGGGCTACCCGTTCCCCTTGTGGATGCAGATTCTGCAAACCAGTTTCTTCGCCGTCTACGTCCACTTGGCGCCGCAAGCCCTCTGCGTGATACCCACCTTGCTGTGGAAACACGTCGACATGACCCCGCGCAGTCTGTGGACCGCCGCCGCCCTGCACGGCGTTCTCGCCCTCGTTGAACTCCAACAACAACAACAACACAACCTACATTTCTTGTTTCTATCCGTGCTGGCTGCCGAATGCAAGTACCGCATGCACGCGCGACGGTACCGCGACACCTTCATCTTGTGGGTCGTGTCGCTGCTGTCTCTCGTGTACGAACGACGCTTGCTGGTCTTTGTGCTCACCACCCTCACGTCGCTGGGGCTGGGCGTGTGGATCCACCGCTGGCAGTACACCGACAAAGTCTACAACGGCAACGCGCTCTACCTGAGTGCGGCGCTGCTCGTGCCCATCCTCCTTCAAAGTCTCAAGTCATCCGAAGCCAAGTAACGTCGAATCTTGTCCGCATCTTTTCGCATGATGAGTGGGATCATTTCCGGGAGGATTGCCTGCACTTGTTCGGGGATATGTTCCGCCATCAACTCAAGTTTGGCAGACAACCCTCCTTCCAGCTTCAGTTTGATGATGAGGTACCGTTTCCCGTTTTCCACAGACACGGTGCATTGGAACGGAATCGCTTTGCCTTGTGCAAACTTGATGTTCAGGTCCAGCGGTGCGCCATGGTTCACAAACTGATCGACAAAGGTAGGGTCGTCTAACGACATATGTTCACAAACAAATATGTATACTTATACGTCAAAAAACTAAAGTTTGGGTTGCACGCTACAAGCGCAACACGTCCGCGCACCAGTCGTCGTACCCCCAATCCCGCAACCACGCCAACGTTTTCACCGCGTCCGACGTCGCCGCGACCGCGGCGCGCCACTGGTCCCGGTGGTCTCGAATGTACCTGCAAAACGGTGGGTAATCACCACGGTTCCCCCTCGCGCGGTTACAGGGTTCGCACACGTGGATCACCAGCGTGCCGCCCGCCGAACGCGGCAACAAGTGCTCCTGCGTGAGACGGTCGACACGTCGGCGACAGTAGGCGCACGTGCGGTCGTGTCCCATGCTTTGCAGTGAGCACACTACGGTTATAGTAGACGCAACCCGATCTTGGGTCTTTTGAATTTCTTTGCGACCTGTTCGTTCAACACGCCGTCCACAAAACGTCTTAGTTGTGCGTAACGTGCCTGAATGACCCCCGTAGGTTTGCGCACCAATGCCTCGTACATCTTCAAGACCGGAACAATCCTCAGTGCGATCACATGAAATTGCCTTAATGTTTTTGCATTTTGTGCGGTCGCATTGCTCGTCATGGTCAATCCGCCCCAGGTGTCCCATACCTTGTTCAACGCTTGCACGCACACCCGCGCGGGCAAATCCCACACCGTCACAAGACCACCGACGTCAAAAAACTTGCGGCTGATGATTCGACCGTCCCGCAACGCTGTCGTATTGTACTTGGGCGACATACCAGGAAGTTGCGTCGCATGCCATTTCCCGCGTGTTTCCGTCCACAGGGTGCACGCTTTCCCCTCATCCCTACGAATGGACGTCACCAGCACGTTACCATCGGGCAGCACTACCGCAGACTCGTAAAAATCCTTACCGCTGCCCAACAACTGTCCGTAATGTGTCTGCTGGGGAAATGTCCAGATCACAATTCGGTCGTACGATCTTGTAATCACACGTTGATTATCTAACACGGCGACGTCAGCAGCGTCGCCAACGTCCACTTTTCGAACAACCTGCCATGTTTCTCCGTCACGTTGAAATATTCGGAGAGTTTTCTTGTGATATGTCAGCACATTTTTGTTTGGAAACACTGCCACCTGCACCACCTGTCTTCGACCCCTCAATTCGCTCGGCGCATGCCCTTCCAACACAGCCCACTGGTCCGTCGACAAATCCCATACCTTGGCAGTGTCTTTCAAACCGACCACCACTCGGTTTTCGTCCAAGACCGCCAAACTGAGCGCACAGTTAATCCCGGAATCCTGTTCGAGAGGATACTCGTGCGTGCGTTGCACAGTCCCCTCTTCTGTCCACACCTTGAGTGTTAGAGTCGTCCCTACAACGAAACGACGCTCGTCCATCGCCGCCAAGCACTTAACTGGCGCACGTGCGCGTCTCGCCGTCTGTTCGCCCGTCGTGATGTTCCAGATAATGAGCTCTGGCACCCCAAAACCGCCGTTCGTTCCGAGCACCACACGATGGTCGTCCAACACCGTGATTTCGTTTACATCTACATCCAGAACAGGTTCATGAAAATGGGCGAACTCCATCGGTTGGCATGCGACACGCCACTATTTATACTCGCTCACGCCTGTTCTGCCAGTTCTAAAATACGCGACAAAGGTAAATGTGAGTGCTGGCGCACAAACGTTTGGGGCAACGGGGTGAATGGAAGATCCTCCACCGTGAAACACGGGTACCAGCAATTGTAGACTATGTTCTTAAAGGGATTTTCCAGAAACATCAAACACTCGGCTCTGCACAAATCGTAGTGACAGTAGCGCAGCGTCCGGAACACCGCGTTGACGCCTGCCATGACGCCGTGCATCGGGAACTCCGAGTTGAACAAATGGGTCGGCAACAACGCGTCGTAGGGCATATGCATGCAGCTCGTGTGCACCCACTCGTGGTACCGGTCCTCGAAATAGATCCACTGCAACTCGACCCCCACATGCAATGCCTGCGCCGTGATCACGGGTTTCTCACGTTGACGCAATTCGTGCACCTGTCTGGCGTTCTCTAACATCTCATGATCGTACAACACTTGACACGTGCGCGCCAGATGGTGCATCCTGAACCGTAGGGCTCGCCCCACAATTTCGACCACCATAATTCACGCTACGCTGTCGGGGTTTCGGGGGTTTCTCGGACTTCTGGGTTCATGGTGTGCCCCCCTCGACGCGTAACAAAACAAACTGAACACCAACACGACGGCGCCGGCGATGCACACGTAGGTGCCCACGAGAGGTGAGAAAATCCCGAGCACCACCCCCAGCACGAGCAAACCACAACCGACACAAAGAGCGTACATTTGTACAATACCGCACCGACTAAATACGTCCTACAGTCGCAGTGCGGTTGGCAACTTGTGTGCGGTCACCAGTGGGCGAGGTGTGGTGTCGCGTACGCTGTAGAGCGCGACGTAGAGGGACACTGCTGCACAACTGTGCCACAGGGCATGCATCCGGTGCGTGCCCAGAGACGCGATCGCCCAGCCCGCGCCCATCATGATTGCCGCCACGACGATGTATCGGTTGAGAAGACGGCTTTCGACTGCCACGAGACAGACAACGCCAAGATGAATGTACATCCACACGTCTAGAAAATAGTAGGCGAGCAGCGCTTCCAACAGAGACACCACGTACACGAGTTTCACGTCAAGGTACGGCAACACACGCAGCGACAGGTGGAACAGCAGAAACCGTGTGTAAATGCTGTCAAGGTCTCTCCAGGCGGCGGTTTTGGACAGGTGCCACCCACCCGACACGACCACCAAAGCGCTGAACATGACCGCCAGATCCAAGAGGCGGAACGTGTAGGCGCGTGCGGACGGTAAGAGGAACAAGAGATTTGTGAACAAGTAGGTTTGTTCGGACGCGTCAGGAAGGCTGAGGGTCAGCACGACGCACACCGCCGTGACACACACCAACAGCGCGTCTAACATCTTCTATGAACAATGACGTGCTCTTATATATATTGCCTCACACGTAGAATTTATGGAAGAGTACGTCGTACAACACGAACGAGTCGATGATGAACGCCCAGAATACCCCTTGCAGAAAATAGTCAAAGTTGTTGGTCATCGTCGGGGTCGTCAGCAGCACGAGGCAGAATCCAAACCACCAATGGTGCAAGTGGTAGACACACTCGCCCTGGCAGACGACGTAGGACAACGCGAACAACAGCCCCACCGTGCCCAGTAGGCGGAGAAACACGTTTTTGCGTTTGCGCGCGGCGTACGTGTCCTCGTATTTGCACAACCAATAGACGGTAATGACGCCGATGGCGGCGAACACGCTCACAAACATCCAGTACTGTGCGGTCGTGGTCGCGCCGCTCTCCAGACTCACAAGGCTTACGTTGAACGTGCTACCGCCCTTCGTGCCGAGCAATCTGTACACAAACCCGCACAAGACCATGCCTACCCACCACAAAAAGTAGCGCAACGCGTTTCCGTGGATCTCCCAGTCGTGCCACGGCATGCAGACGAAGGACACTGCGAACCAGCCCAGCGAACAGAGCTCCCCGAAGGTCTGGTAGGACGGTTCCTTCTCCATCGGTTCGAGCGCGGGGTAGATGACAAACTGCTGCAGGGCGTACGTGGCGCAAATGACAAACGTGTACCCGAAGATCGCATACCATGATATGTGCCCGAACCACGAGAGATTTTCCACAAGGGTCAGACGGGCATTCCCTTTCGACGCCCGCATTTACGAAGAACCCGTCCAAGGTTATACCTCTTCGACACCAGAAACAGACAACCCACTATCCACCCGTAGCGCCACACCGCCACGAAACCCACGACGTCCCACCCGTGCCACGTGTTGCCGCGGATATGTTGCACGTTCGGGTACTCGATGACGCGAACCTCTGGGTACTTGTGTATGGCGAGCGTGAGTTTGGCAGGTCCGGTGGAAAACATGGTGCGGATGTAGGGCGTCCACAACCACACGTCCGTCACCCATCTGGCGTCGGCGTACTGGTGCAGAATGTTCAGAAAGACGGGATGGTGTCGTCTGGCAAGCATCATGTCGGTGCTCACGCCCATCGACGTGTGGACGAAACAGGCGTCGCAGTCCGGGAGCGTCGTCTCCGGCGTCGCGCAGATGTCCATGTCCGCGTACACACCCCCCTCGGTGTACATGATGGCAGAACGGCACACGTCCGTGAACATCACCCCCTCGTAGTCCAACAGTTCTCGGCGGTGCGGCATCGCTTCCATAATGGCGTGCCTGCACATGTCCGCGTCCCACTGTTTGCGACGCCACCGAGGGGTCCACGTGCGCGCGCAGGCAGTCCACAGAGGCGGGGTCGGACCGTAGGGAATCAAGATCTGGTGCACCGTGTGGTTCGCGTGGTTCGCGTGCGCCGTGTGCGCCGTGTGCGGCATGGTCCACTGGGAGACCCAGACAAACCGCAGGGTCCAGTAGAGCACGGGGACGTACGCCAACAACAACACCGCCCACACTCTGTGCATCCCCTTCTCACGGCGCAAGCGTGTGTTAATAGGCAGCCCCGCGGGCACCAAACACCGAGGATGTAGGTATTTATGCAATGCGGTGCCTTGAGAAATGCGCCCCACGTTCGACTTTCAAGGCAACCCGGTGCGCGCGGCAGGGGTCTTGGTCACCTGCGGGGGATACACCCTGTGGCGGCGGGTCAAAGGGCGGTACGAGGACATGGGAGGTAAGACCGACCGCAAAGACGCGTGCGCCCTCGACACCGCCGTGCGCGAAGCGGTGGAGGAAACCAACGGGAAACTGTTCCACCCGGACCACACCCCGTTGCAATGCGCCGACGCCCTGCGCGCTCTGCTCAAACAGTGCGGCACCTACTACAACGCACGCGCCAAGTACCTGTGTTTCGTCGTAGAGGTACCGCGGCACGTGCGCACGCTGCCCATGACGCGGTTCGGGCACTTTGAACACACCGACCAGATGCGACATTATTATTCGTGGAAAAGTTTTACGCCATTAAATGTACACCCTCGGCTCTTTACTTACAGACCGCGCCAAAGATAACCATGAACGCGCAGAACAATGGCAGCAACGCGAAGCAGACGTTGAGGATTTTGAAGGGGCACAAGCAGCAGCGGAACATCCACCCCTTGCGCTTCCGCAACTCTCTCGACTCGGCAGGCGTCACAAAATAGGTGTCGTAAATCTCCACACCCAGCTGCGGATGAAACGAGAAAAATGCCCGCTCGAACTCGTTGTCCAGGCTGTGGACAAACTCCATCGCCAAACTGTTAAACAGCATGTCCGAGACGTCCTGCGTGGTGTACACGATCATCAGATTGGCGACGTAGACGCACAACGAGAAACTAAACTCGTGCCACGTGTCCATCACCACCAACACGTTGTCAGAGGGGAACACCCGCCCTTGCACGCGGCGCGACAACACCGAGTCCCACTGGAAGAAAGAGTTGACGAAATAGAGCAACGCGATGCCCACCATCACCAACTTGCCGTCCAACGTGCTCTGCATCGGACACCATTCGCCGTGGTTGTGCAGCCGGTGGACCACGAACCCCACAAACATGAACCACTGCGCCACGAACACACACACGGGCAACGCCAGGATGGTGGCAAAGGTGCGCGAACAATATTCGCTTTTACGGTCGTTACACACACTCATAAGACTAAACATACCAAACTTGGGATCTTTTAACACTCTTGCCACTTTATCTTCGTTCGTCAGTGGGGTTTTGTCGAGCTCCACGTCCGAACTCGCACGACTAATGTCCGTGTGCATCGTCTTGCTAAGCAACGTTCGAACGTGGTTCATCTTGCGCGACACTCCCACCGCTTTTGTCCGCCACATCCACCGTGCAACCGTCCGTCTCCACGTCGGCAAGATCCTCGGCGTAAATGCACGTTTTGATTCCCTTGAGACGCGTCAGTTGCGGATCGCGGAATTTGGGGATGAGACTGCCCATGGAAAACGGTCCGTAGACGGTGCCCGTGCGCTTCAGGTGGTTGACGAGCACAAACACCGCCTTGTCGGAAGGCGTCTGCAGCGCCGGGTCGTAATGACCGCGACCACGCCCTCCTTTTTGGAACATCCACGACAAACCGTACCGCGCCGCGCTCTCCGCGTTTTGGGACTTGCAGTGCACCGGACATCCGTTCACGTGAAAATCGGCGTCGAACGATTTCTGGTGGGCGGGGTAGATTTCGAAATCCGGGTCGGTGCACGCGTAACCGCACGCCTGCAAATGCCGCTGCGCCAACAACTCGCCCATTTTCCCATCCGCCACCTGAATGCGAATCCGCGCTTCGTTGGTCTGGTTGCGCCGACGCCGTTGGTCCTTGGTCGTCTGATACTCAAGTTTTGCAAAGGCTTGGCACTTTTGGTACAAACGGTCCCAATCGGCAGCGTCCATTAGGCGTGCCGACCTTCCGCGCATTCGCGCGCCATAATCTCACGCGGTTTGAAACATAACGGTACAATTCCCACCACGATCGCACACGCCAGGAATCCTAATATATGTTTGTAGTTTTGCTCGGTAATGTGGAGCGCCGTGACCACCACCGACTGCAAGAACTCGCCGAAAATATTGCACGCGTTCATCCACGCCATCACGAGCGCGTAGGTCGTGCTCTCCGCGCTGTCCGGGCAGTGTTTCGCCACCAAAATCACCACGGGCAGCACGTACAACATCCCGCCGATCCCCGACAACGCCGCACGCACGCAGGCGTACTCGATTGGCGGTGCCCCCGTTAAAATCGCCAGCGCCAGCACCGTGCACACGAGATTCAACCAAATCGCCACCGTCCAACTCGTGCGGTCTTTGCACTTCATGTGGTTGTACGCCGCGGCGACCATCGCCGAGAACAACGCTCCGCAAATGTCCACCAGCGACATCGCCACCGGGTCAATATCCCGCTTCAACACAAAGAACAGCACCCCGTTCACTTCCGGCACCAACCCCATAATAAATATGAACGTTAGCAAATCGCGCATCTCCCACACCGCGCGCAACGCAGGGGCGCCCACATGCCCGGGCGTTTGCACCGGTTCGTCGTACTCCCAAATGAGCACACTCAACATGAACGGTCCAATCGACGTCGCGCGAATGACGAATTCGTAGCCGAGGTGCTCGAACGCCACGCCGCTCAGTGCAGTGGCGATCAACGTTCCCAAACAACGACAGAGCCAACAGTAACTCTGTATGTTATTTCCTCGTTTGACCAACTGCACCACCAACGAGTCGGTCGCGACATCTGCGACGCACACGTAGAAGGACGCCGCGGTCAGGCACGCGATCACCGACACTTTGTCGTGCGCCACCGACGGCATAAAGACGTACAATACCCCGGTGAAGAACGCGCCCAGCGACACGTACCCGCGACGATAGCCTAGCAACGGAAATTTGTCTATAATTGCACCGTACAACGGTTTCAACATCCAGGGGGAGCTGATTATTCCCGCCGTGTAGGAGATCTGTGCAGGCGTAAACCCAAAATGATCCACCAACGTGTACTGGATCGCAATGCCCGAGAAAGCAAAGACAAAGCCGTACGTGGCGTACGCAAAGTAGAGCGCGAACATTGACAGGGCGTGCGACGAACTAATAGGGGGCTACCACAGGCGTAATCTCGAGAACCGGTGTGCAGGCAGACGGCTGAAATCGTTCCGCATCGACCGCGTTTGTGCCCACAGCGCGTCACGTGCCTCCGGGATCTCTTCGCGTGGTGACACGGGCAGGATGTGAAACAGTTGGTCGCCGATACGTACTTGGTAATTGGACCAAAAGGGGAACACCTCCGGACGGTGTTCAAGACACTCCCCGACGCGCGCACCGTCGCGGGTGACCACGGTGCAACGGGGCAACTCGTCGATGGTCACGATCGCTAAAAACGGCGGAGGAGACTCGCCTTCCAAAAACGTCACCGGTGCCAAGCGCACAAACCTGTGGTAGGGCGTGCGGTTCAATTTGGACAACATCCACATCACAATTTTAAAGTGAACGCCGCCCGTCAATTCGAACCGACCGAAGACGCAGCGGTGATGTTGGAACGCGCGCAGGTGAATCGGGTACGTTCGCCCGTCGTGGAACATGAAAACGGAATCCTGCACACACAACTGGAAGAGCTGATCGCCGCAGTAAATGTCCAACAAGGCGTCTTCGCCGGGTTGCACACGCGTGATCTCGTGTGTGGACGTCATGTTCAGGGAACATTACACGACGTAAATATAGTCCCCAGACAGTGAACTATTTATCCGTTACAATGTCTGTAAATGTTTCATGTTTATGAGGGGAAACTGCTTAAATATACTGCCGACGTGGACACGGTGTGTATCCCCGAAGGGGTGACCACCATCGACGACGACGCGTTCACAGGATGTCATTTCGCCACCGTCGTGTTCCCATCGACGCTCACACACATCGGCGCCCGTGCTTTTGAACGCTGCGGGATTACCACCTTGGAGCTACCCCCGCACGTCACCATAGGAGACGCCGCCTTTCGTCTCTGCACGCACCTCGAGTCCGTCTCTCTGCCAGAGGGGTTGAAAAGAATTCCAAACCGCGCGTTCGAGTACTGTACACGTTTGGCTGAAATCGACATCCCAGATACGCTCGAGGAAATTGGAGCCGCCGCGTTCGTCGGGTGTGATCTCACCTGCGTCGATTTACCCTGCAATGTTATCGGCGATCACGCATTTCGTAAATGTTTGCACCTCACACGTATTTTTTTAAATTGCACACACATCGGCGCAGACGCCTTCAGAGGCTGTATTCACTTGGACACGGTGGAGATTCCCCCCCACACGCAGGTAGGTGCGCGCGCGTTTCAAAGTTGTTGGCGATTGTTGCATTTATATCTTGGCGAAGACGTCGCGCTCGGTCACAACGCGTTCGCAGAATGTACACGGTTGACCATGGTCGTGCTGCCAAGGGGTACAGTTCTCGGTGAGCACGTGTTTTATGACTGCATCCGTTTGGCACACGTGGAGTATCACCCCTCGGTCGAGATTCCACCACAAACTTTTGAAAACTGCCGATTATGGTGCCCGAAACAGAATTCAAAATAAACAGCACACCATGGCGGTTCATCTCGTGGGTTCGCTACCACATGATTTTCAGTCGATGCTGCGCGACGTGATGCGCACCACCCCCGACAAGTGGTCAAAGATGACGCCCGTCGATATCAACAACCTACCGCCCGTGGACGACAATGCGTGGTTCGCCTGCGTCAGCAGCCGCGGCACAGAAATGTATTATTTTCCGCTGTGCGAGGAAGAGAATTGGGATAATGGCGTCAGTCAGCGCGTATTGTACGGTATGCGCTGTTTCGAAAACATCGGGTTTAAAACCTACAAGATTCAATAATTATGGTGTATGAATAGAAAAAAATAAAAACCAAGTAAATGTCATATCGTTGTAACGGCGCGTGTGGTAAAAAAGACTGTACGTTTGCCACGACCACCCCCACCCACCTGAAAATCCACGCCGATCCTGTGGCACGTGCTAATCATAATCAAAGAGCACGCGAACGGGTAAAGTGCCCTCAATGTGAGAAAATGATGAACCGCGGCAGTCTGTCCACACATATGATGCGCAAGCATAAGAAACGCCGTCGAAAGCGACGCGTCACCAATGTGTTCACGTTTGCGTTCCTGAGAACGTTGGTGCGCATATCCATCCGCCACGATAAAAAAAAAGGACGTGGTGGGGATGTCGACGTGCACGCCATGGCGGAAAAAATCTATACACGCGCGTCTGGACGTACCGTCGATGATAACGGTGGCAATATTACAGGTGCATGCGCTATCGTGTTTCAGCCCTATTCACTCTTCTCTCTTACTTTGGACAGGATAGACGACACGCTGCCCCATTTCGTGAACAATAGCCTCGATAACATATGTATCACCATCCGAGGAATGAACACCTGGTGCAGCCTCCCTAAGGGGACTGGTTTGTGTGAGATGCTGCGCGCGGAGATGCAGCGAAATGTGACCGAGGCAGAGGTGGAAGAAGCTCTGGCGCGGGAGAAAAAGAGTTGCAGCAGAAAGCTTGCCAGAAGATACGGTCAAACCCGGCGCCATAATATTTTGTACGCATCCGTGAATACGGCGTTCCAAAAGGATCCAAAAGCGCGGGCGGCGTTTGGTACCGTCAAAGCCATGTTCAAGTACGTCTATGCACTATACACAGAAGCTCGCGCGCGTTGTGCAATATCCGGGATTTTTTTGTCTGGGCACGCCTTCAACCGCGAGAGAAACGCAAAGGGTAGGTCCATCCCTCATCCGTTCCAACCTAGCGTGGACGCTATCCATCCGAACTTGGGTCACGTGCGCGGCAATATCCGCATCGTTTGCATGTTCCTCAACTGTGTGGACAGATCTAAGGGTGATGTACACCGGACGAAAAGAACAAATGGGGACGCGCCCCAGCAGTGGACCCCCGCGCTGTGGAAACAGTATGTGGGTTTGTAACTACGCTGAGATTGTATGAGTTATAACTTAAAAGATTTTAACGGAGTCTATACTTATGATGTTCAGGATGTCGTATGATTATGGTGTCCGAATGGGGGGTTTTCACAGCACCGCAACCATGGACGTCACCTCGAAAGAATGGAAATCGCTTTTCGCCATCCACCCCTACCACATTTCGCAAGAGGAGTGGGAGAAAATGTGCGGCATTAACCCGTTCATGAAAGAGTATCCCAAGGGACATCCGAAGCATGGCACGTGGTACGACGGCTACCGCGAGACGCCCGACCCGGAAGCCGCGCAAAGACTGCTGGACCTCTTGCGCGTGTACAACGAATACCACCGTGATATGTATTTCCCTATGGTGCACCCCCTCGAATGCCAGTCCATTGCATTCTTGTCCCCGTACCCTGGGTATCAAGACTACTACCCGTGGAAGACGAGCTGTCTTGTGCCAAACGGGAGCAGGACGTGGGATCTTGACGCGTACATTCTGAAAATGTTGGACGCGGATCCAAGCACGATTCAGTATATCGATGTAGGGGATTTCTCGACGGAGGTTCAGAAAAAGATGGCACACGTGGTCCTGACGATGGACGTGTTCGAACACCTGCACGGCAAAGCGTGGGAAATGTATCTAACAAACTTTGACGACGACGACGATGAAATGCTCAACCCGTTGTGCCATTTCAAGATGTTGCTCAAGGACAAGGAGTTCGTGCTTGGCATAAATGGCGAATACTATACGTTGAAAGCCATCTTGAGCCACTGTTCGCTGCTCTTCGACCCAGACGTGTGTTGGCAGTGGTTGCAGGGCTGGGAAGGCGCCGACGCTGAAGACGAGTTTTACCTTGTCGCAGATTATTTGAATAATCAGAAGAAATGCCCACCGATGGACGCGAACACCTGCAAAAAATATTTGGAGCAGTTGGAAGAGGGATCGGACGACCACGACCACGCGAAGCACCTGCTGCGCGAACGACTCGCCGAGATTGCATGAGTTATAACTTAAAAGATTTTAACGAAGTCTATACTTATGATTTTCAAGATGTCGTATGATTATGGTGTCCGAAAGGGGGGTTTTCACAGCACCGCAACCATGGACGTCACCTCGAAAGAATGGAAATCGCTTTTCGCCATCCACCCCTACCACATATCGCAAGAGGAGTGGGAGAAAATGTGCAACATTGACCCGTTTTTGGCGAAGAACGGCTTCCGCGAGACGCCCGACCCGGAAGCCTCTGAAAGACTACTGGACCTGTTGCACGTGTACAACGAGTACCACAATGATGTGTACTTCCCCATGGTGCACCCGCTAGAATGCCAGTCCATCACGTTCTTAACGAGTCGTGAAGTCCCGTTCGACCTCAACGCGTACATTCTGGAAATGTTGGACGCGGATCCAAGCACGATTCAGTATATCGATGTATGGAAAATCCCGAGGGAGTTTTGGAAAAAGATGGCACACGTGGTCCTTCGGCGCACATCGGACGCGTTCTCCGTCGTGCACGGTAAACCGTGGGAAATGGATGTGCAAGATTTGGACGAAGATGAAATGCGCAACCCGTTGTGTCATTTCAAGATGTTGCTCAACGACAAGGAATTCGTGCTCAACTTAGAGGGCGAGTACTACACGTTGAATGCCATCTTGGACCACTGCCCGCTGCTCTTCGACCCTGACGTGTGTGCAATGTGGTTGGGGTGCTGGGATGACAACGAGTTTTACCTTGTCGCAGGGTATTTGAATATTCAGAAGAAATGTCCACCCATGGACGCCGAAACCTGCAAACATTATTTGGACGGGTTGGAAGAGGGGTGCGACGACTACGACCACGCGAAGCAATTGCTGCGCGAACGACTCGCCGAGATTGTATGAGTTATAACTTAAATACTTTTAATGAAGTCTATACTTATGATGATGTCTAGCGCGTATGATTATGGTGTCCGAATGGGTTGACATTTTGGCACAACACGATGAGTGACGACGAAATGATCGAGGAAGAAAAGGACGCCGAGTACGCCGAAGAAATGGAGCAGCATGTGCGGGTCCGCGAGCAGGAAGAAGCGGAGCAGGAACTAAGGTTTGCGCTGTTGGAAATCTGGAACAAGTCTTTGCCCGATGGGCATACGCTCCGCGCGTGGGAATCCAGCAATGAGACCTACATGGAGGTGTTTCACACGAAGACGCTGTTTAGGGAATTGGGCGTGCGCGGGTACGGCAACCTCAACGTCAACTCCAACGACTGGCGCACGCTGATGGAGTGCGCATGTCAGTACAGTGACATGTATGCCACACGGGTGGAACCCATCATGTGTGCCATGGCGCAGTGGTATTTGTGCTAGAAAAAAATTAAATAAAACGTAATTTATAATATTCACCGCGTTCGTTCGGTTCACTCCGTTCGGTCGGCGGGGCAGTTAGTGTGCTGCAGTACTCCCACGTGTCTACTTTGCCCAAAACATTTGCTAATTTTTCGACTTCGAGCACGTTGATAAGGCTTCCGATCTCGGGGGCTTCGCCGTTAAACTGCACTTGTGCACGCGTGCCGGCTTTCGATTGCAACGTGTAGACATCCTCGCCGTCGTCGGCGACCGTCTTGCTCACGACCGTCAAATCCAAAAACTGGTTCATCCCGTATATCTCGAGAAGATTGTCGATGCGAAGCGCTGTCAGCGGTGTGTTGACTCTTGACAGCGATGTGTCGTCCTTGCTGGCACCTGCCATTTATTCACACTGCCCCGCTATTTATAGGGCATCGGTGACCCATGTTGCGTAGGTGTCAATCCCACACGCGTTGCTGCCCCGTGCCAGGCGCATGTAACCGTTCTCGCCCCACGTTGAACCATACGAGTTTTTCAGAATCCAGTACTCTGGTGTGTATCCTACCACCAGCATCGCGTGGTCGATTTGTTTGTTACAAGCGTCCGCCGTCAACACTCCCGAGTTGTAGTGGGCGTAGTGAGACCCAGCCGAATCGACCCCCACCGCCACGGGACTTTGCATCAACGCGTGCGGCAACTGCGCCTCCACGTCGCCCACCAACACTTTGTAATCCTGCACATGCAAATCACCCTCCGGTTTACATTGGTGCTTGTGCCCGTCGTAGGGTTCACTCCAACCGTACGGTCCACCCCACTCGAACAACCGGTCCACCACCCCGCCGGAACACGGGCGCGGCGTGCAGTCCACTAGATGCTGTACGCTTACCGATTTGCCCAACTTGTGCGCCCAATATTCGAGCACCCCGCCAGCCGCAAACGCGAAACACGCGTTGCACGAACCTTGGTCCACCGACGGCGAAAAGTCCATGTAATCGCGCCAGTCGAACGACTCTGGCAGCACGCTGAGGCGGCGTACCGTGTGCAGCGACATGGTGGGCAGCGTCCACGGCGTGTGTGTGTACTCGTGGTCACTGCGCGCGTTCAACGCCAAGGTGTACGACGTGGGCACGTGCGCGTCCACAACTGCTTTGTTGCGCTTCACGACGTGCATGTTGACGTCGGTTTTGTTGAACAGTGCCATGTATTCCACGAGCCACAGCAACATGTGTATATATATACACCGTTCTTCGTATATATAGTGAATGCTCTACGCTGCCTTTTACGAGGCGACGGGGATGTACAATGGGTGTTTCAACAGCCTGGCGACGTGGGTCACCCGCGGAAAGTACTGCCACTCGGAATTCGTCTTTAAGTGGACACCCGACGAACTGCGCGAGGTCGGGGAAAAATTAACAGGGTTTGTCCATCTGCGCCGACCGGTGGACCACGTGGTGTACGTCTCCATTTACGTTTTGTGGGGCGGCATGGTAGACTATCGATTTTTAACCGAAGACGCCGCCCAAGAGTTTTTCGGCGTGCCCAAACACATGTTGCCCATCGACGTCTCGTTCGAACAAGAACTCCAAATCGCACGCTGGTTGTTTACGCAGTACGGGTGCCCCTACGACAAACTGGGCGCTACGCTGTGCGTGATTCCGTGGCGCAAGGCGCAAAAACAGTACACACGGTACTTTTGCTCGCAACTCATGGCGTGCGCGCTGAATAACGTGGACATCACCCACATTCACAACCCCGCCGGCATGTCTCCCAACAGACTGTATCGGTACTTGCAGGCACTCCGCGACCCCGGTGTGTGAAGAGTATAAATATCGTGTTTTTGTGTGTAAAAAAATGCCAACCTTCCGGCAGTATCTCAAACAGAATAAAATTGCGTATGCGTTCAAAACGTTTGCACATCTGAAGGAATTGCAACCGCCTACCGCCTTGCCCGCAGGACAACCTTCGATGTCACTCCAACAGATCGGAGACGCCGTCAACCAGACCGTGGGAGGCGCGTTGTCCACGGCAGGCATGTCCGAGACCGCTGCCAACCTCGCCGAGAACGTCAACGCAGCCGTGGAAGAAGTCGACGATATCCTGAAAGGGCAACGCAAAAAAGTTGATTTTGTAGGCAAAGCTGTCAAAGTGCAAAAGACCGCGGAAAAACTCAAACGCAAACCGACCCCGAAGAGGGGACGACGCATCCAGAGAGAAGTGATGCAAGCGCTCATGGCGTTGGACAGAGTGGAAGAACACGAAGACGACAACCCGGCACAGAAAAAAATTGGGAAAGCTGTGTTGTCGGATCCAGAGCACATGGAGCACCTCATCGCGTCGACGGTTGAAGCCATGCACGAAAAAGCACCGACCGAATCGTGGGGCAGATGGCTGTTGAACCTGTTCCGGAAACTGTGGGGCGGTGTCACTGCCATCTGGAACTTTATCCGGTCGAACACGAAAATTATCGCCTCTGTGATTTTAATCGTGTACATTGTCTACGCCGCGTACACACAAGGGTTCCAACAACTAGTATCGAGCGCCAGTGCAGCCGCTGCGTCCATATCTGAACAAGTGGTGACCGTTGCCAACTGGATATGGCAGGCGTGTCAGGGTATTTTCGATTTCGGATTCAAATGGTTGATTCAATTTCCGATCTGGTTCATACAGTCAATCCTTGGTCAGACCAATGAACTGTACAAGCTTAGTGAGATGAAGGCGCGCGCGAATCTGTTTGAAAACAGAATGAAATTCGGCGCAGCGCTGCTGAATCCTGCTAGCGTATCTGCGGGCAGCGGATTCGTTGCAACGGCGGCGGCTTGGTTCGGAATATCCACCGGAGGGTTGGGTCTCGCAGCACTGGCAGCTGCTGCAGCGGGAGCGGAAACAGTTGCACAGACCGCCAATGCAAATTATCGTCAAGATTTAGTGTCACAAGACAGGGAGTTCAATTTTACAGTGCTCATTGGCATACTCAGTTTTGTATACTCTCTTAGATCCGTCAAAATGGCGTTTCTCAGACGTGCAAAAAAAATGGGAATCAGCGAAGAAAAAGCACAAACGTATTATAATACAATCGGAACACTGTCGAGTTTGGGGGCGACTGGATTCAGAACGAAACTACGAATTGAACGGAGAATCAATCGTCTCTTTTCCGACGTACAAATGTCGACGATTGCAAACGCCAGTCAGTTCGTGGGGTTGAACGAGTTTGGAAATGCTGTGCGAAGATCCAACAACAACACATGGTTTGGCATGAACAGTAAACTGAACGCATTTACGATGCGGTTACAAACCGGAGATGTTATAGAGAGGGAAATGAACGACATCAAGATTCATCAAGCGATGCAAACACGAGATTTCAAACAGAAAATGATGTCTGCGTACACCGATGCGCAACTAGAAAAACTGGAGGAAAAGGCAATCGAAAAGGACGGGCAACTCGTATTGACGAAAGAAAATCTAGACATGTTTGTACGCGACATGGAGCAAGAAACGAGCAAGGACGGAAATGTGTACGCGGACAGTGATGTCTCCGACGCACCCACGGAAGAGAGGACGCCCGGGGAGCTCTCCGACGCGCCCACGGAAGAGAGGACGCCCGGGGATTTCTCACCGGAAGAAAAAATGTCCGGGGATCTCTCCGACGCACCCACGGAACGACAACCACCCGGCGCCGCCATGTTTAGCATTCCACTCCGTTTTTAAACCGTCAGCATGCCGATCAGGATTCCTGCGCACGCACCGATGCACACCGCGGTGCCGTATCCGCTGTACACGCCCACAAATATGCCAGTCGCGCCCACCGTCCACCACACCGTTTCCACAGACATTTTACAACCAAAGAGTACCTAAATATGTGATTATGGTGGGTATATCCCCCCAACACACACAAAACATGTTTCGTCTGTTTACCTGTCTCCTCGCATTTCTCATGCTCGCCCACGCCTCCGCCGGACCGCTCGCCACCACGGTGTGCATCATGTCGTGCATGGCGACGTGCACCCCGCTCACGCTCGGCGTCGGTACCGGAGGATGTGCCGCGTACTGCGCCGCGACGTGTGCGCCCTCCATCCTGCTGCCGTAAGATTTCACGCGCAGGAGACACCTATAACAGCACCGCACGGTCTATAAATGCGTTTCGTGTGCGGGTTGCTCGCCATCATCTTTGCGCTCCTCTCCTTCGTAGAGATCTTCGGAGGCAACTTCTGGTTGTACCGCGTTCTCAACGTCGTAGGGTTGGTGTGCCTCTGCGTCGCGTGCCGTCGACAACCCATCGTCGTGCCTCTGGACTTTGAGGAATTGGACGAGGACGAGGACGCACCGGACGCACCGGACGCACCGTTACAGAGTGTATAAATACATGTTTACTTCTATTACAGTCGTAAATGAATTGCCAGACGTCGCTGCTTTTTTCCGCCGCCACCGCCATATTTCGCCATGTCGACCAAGAGTGCGTTCAAACGTGCCAACTCTGCGTCGTCAATGACGAATCCCACGTCGTCTGCTCTTTTTTTCACGCTCTTCAGCCGTGGTGTATACCAACGCCAACCCATGATCCTATTCAACGCTAGACCTTTGTTCTTCTCAGTATTCGACGCTAGACCTTTGTCCTTCCCACTGAGGTACAACGCGACGATCTCACGTTTCAATTGGTCCCACTCCGAAATGATCGAGACGTCCCACACCCGCACGGTCCTGTCGTCCGACCCGGACACGATGCGCGCGCCGTCGGGAGAAAACGACACCGACCACACGCTACTCGTGTGCCCCTCGAGCGGACCCAGCACGCACTGCCCCGACACGAAGCCTGCTTTGTCTGAAGACACGTCCCACACCCGCACGGTGTGGTCGTACGACCCGGACACGATGCGCGCGCCGTGGCACGACACCGACAACACGGACTCCGTGTGCCCCTCGAGCGTCAGCACGCACTGTCCCGACACGAAGCCTGCTTTGTCTGAAGACACGTCCCACACCCGCACGGTCTTGTCCCCCGACCCGGACACGATGCGCGCGCCGTCGGGAGAAAACGACACCGACTGCACCCAATTCGTGTGCCCCTGGAGCGGACCCAGCACGCACTGCCCCGACACGGCGTCCCACACCCGCACGGTGTTGTCGTCCGACCCGGACACGATGCGATTGCCGTGGCACGACACCGAGTTCACGCACTCCATATGTCCCTCGAGAATACGACAAGGAATTTTACTTTCGCCTTCGGACACGTGTTTCCGTGAAACGCATCGTTATTTATAGTGATTTTTATTACAGTCGTAAATGAATTGCCAGACTTCGCTGCGTTTCTCCGCCGCCGCCGCCGCCGCCACCGCCACGATTCGCCATGTCGACCAAGAGTGCGTTCAAACGTGCGTACTCTGCGTCGTCAATGACGAATCCCACGTCGTCTGCTCTTTTTTTCACGCTCTTCAGCCATGGTGTATACCACCTCCAACTCATTATTCTATTCAACGCTATACCTTTGTTCTGTTTAAATTCGTCGAACGCGTCAAACGACGTCTCGATCTCATGTTTCAATTGGTCCCACTCCGAAATGATCGAGACGTCCCACACCCGCACGGTCCAGTCCTCCGACCCGGACACGATGCGCGTGCTGTCGGGAGAAAATGACACCGACAACACGACATCAACGTGCCCCTCGAGCGTCAGCACGCACTGCCCCGACACGGCGTCCCACACCCGCACGGTGTTGTCGTCCGACCCGGACACGATGCGCGCGCCGGTCGGGTCCCACGACACCGAGTTCACACCATCCGTGTGCCCCTCGAGCGTCAGCACGCACTGCCCCGACACGAAGCCTGCTTTGTCTGAAGACACGTCCCACACCCGCACGGTGTTGTCCACCGACCCGGACACGAGGCGCGCGCCGTCGGGAGAAAACGACACCGAGTACACGCCCCACATGTGCCCCTTGAGCGTATTTAATAGTGCTCCGGAGTGCGCGTCCCACACTTTTACGGTCTTGTCTTCCGACCCGGACACGATGCGCGCGCCGTCGGGAGAAAACGACACCGACTGCACCCAATTCGTGTGCCCCTGGAGCGGACCCAGCACGCACTGCCCCGACACGAAGCCTGCTTTGTCTGAAGACACGTCCCACACCCGCACGGTCTTGTCCGCCGACCCGGACACGATGCGCGCGCCGTCGGGAGAAAACGACACCGATCTCACGGAACCATGTAACCCCTTGAATTCTTTCACGCACTTCTGCATAGACTCTCGGCACTCCTGTTTCGCCGAATCAAAATTCCCCAATCTCCGGCTCATCGGATGGTCTATTTCTTGAATGTTTGTGAGCTTTTCCAGCAACTCATTCCACCTCAACAAGGTTGAGTACTGCCACACCCTTACGGTCTTGTCCGACGACCCGGACACGATGCGCGCGCCGTCAGGAGAAAACGACACCGAGGTCACGCACTCCGTGTGCCCCTCGAGCGTCAGCACGCAGTGCCCCGAACTTGCGTCCCAAATCCGCACGGTCTCGTCCAACGACCCGGACACGATGCGCTTGCTGTCCGGAGAAAATGACGCCGACGTCACCCACCCCGGGTGCCCCGTGAGAATACGACAAGGAATTTTACTCTCACCTGCTTTACTTTCACCTTCGGACATGTGTTTCCGTGAAACGCATCGTTATTTATAGGGATGGATTGCTTGCCTGTTATGGTGTCCGTATGGTGTCCGTATGGTACACGGTGCAAACCCCCACACCATGATCACCTGTTGCGTGTGTCTCGAGGAGATTCCGTCCGAAGTCCAGCTGCCTCTGGATGCGCCTCTGCCCTACATGACACTGTGCTGCGGCAACGTCATGCACCAGGCGTGCCACGTGGAGGTCGTGCAGCACGGGTTCGCGTGTCCCATGTGCCGAAACCGGACCAACGCCGTGCCCGAGCTTACCCGAAAATGCAGAACGTTTCCGTGGGCGATGTGGCAGCTCGGCAACTGCTACATTCACGGGAAACAAGTGCGGAAAAACGAACGACTCGGGTTGGAATTCCAAGTGCGCGCCCTCGAAACCGCCCCGCGCAACGAGAAATACGCCTACATGCTGTCCTTGACTCTCATGCAAGCCTTCGTCTGGTGTGTAGAGCACCGCGACAGATGTGACGCCGACAACCCCGACCGCGTGTGCGAACTCTACTTGAACGTACTAAAGATGGGCGAAGATATTGTCGCGCGGTGGGTCTCCGAGATGGAATTAACTTCCGACGTATAAATACTTGTTTTTTTGTGTCATAAATGTCCAGCTACATCTTTGGTGCCGCCGCCGCCGCCGCCACCGCGTGGGGGTATCTCTCCTACGTGCAACCCATCACCGGTGCAAAATACTATGTCAGCCAGCAACTCGCACAGATGCAAGCCCACCGGTTCAACAAATTCAACATTCTGAAGGCGTGCAGAGGTGACCCCAGATTAACACAACTCGTCACGCAGATTTTCGAAGATTACGAACGCGACATCGAGTTTACCCAATGGAAATGGGTAAAACTGCGCACGGGCAAATGGGCGTGCATCCCCGCCGCACGCGCACAACGTCTCCGTGCCAACCAAAAGTTTGGGGGCATTTTCCCACCCATCGCCTCCCTCGAGTCCACCGTGGAAGCGTGTGATATCGATATCGAGGAAGACTCGTGGCTCACCCAATGGAAAAACGTGTTTAGGGGATTCGCACGTGGGTACTTCTCAAACCTAGAAAATTACGTGTTGCAACTGGAAGCCGTCGAGCAGGATATGTCCGCGTTCGCCTATAAACTAAGAATGTAACGCGTCAAACATGCACACGGTCGACCGTATCCACGCCACTCCCGACATTCTGCAACTCGTGTGCGGGAACCAACTGTTCGAGTTTAAAGACCGTCTGCACGTCTACACCGTTGAAAAGAAACTACGAATCAACACTTATCAAAATCTACGAAGCTATTACAGGAATCTCCCGCCGAATCGCCCGCACGGGTTTGGTATCCTCGCGGGAGACACGCGGTTTTACTTTGTGTGCAACCTGGACGAAATACACCCTTTTTTCGCCGCAAGGCAACCTCTGTCGTCACGTCTTTCCTATAAATAATCGTTCTCCCGTGTAAATATGACCTCTATTTCGTACCGTAACTACTTAATCGCCGCCTTCTCGCACTACGAGAGCGAGAAAATGGCACAACTCGCCGCCAGCATGCCCGTTGAGCACGGAAAAAGAGGCATCAAACTGCAAACCTGTAAAGGAGATCAGCGCGTCATCGATATACGCAGGACGCTTAACGAACTGGGGTTTGAACGCTCCAAGATGCAGCGACAGTTTCACGAGAGCTTTTTACAGGCAGTATGCCTCCACCTTTACAGCGACGATCCGGACGTGGATATGGAGAAAATCATGCGAACCAACGGGTGGAACGATTTGAGGCAGTCCGTTTTGTGTCTCACGCCCAGACGGTTTGGAAAAACCACCGCTGTAGCCATGTTTTTGGCTGCGTATTGCATTTGTGTTCCGAATTCCGAACAAAGCGTGTTCTCAACCGGACGCCGTGCTAGCCAGAAACTTTTGGAGTTGGTACGCGACATGATTAAAAAAACACCATGGGCAAGCCGGATCGTAAAATGTAACCAAGAAGAGCTTATTTTAGAAGGAGACAGCGTCTTCGACCGGAGGAAGATTTTTAGCTATCCGAGTTGTGCCAAAACGCTCCGCGGCGTGGGGTAAGTGTATCTAAGTTGTGTTGTTCTACATTATCGAATGTCACTAACGTTTTCACAGCGGTCAGGTCCTATACCTCGAAGAAGCTGCCTATGTAAGTGAATCATATTGTCAAGATGGAACACAAGCGACTTATTATCAAACCTATCAGTCTAACCTATTCGATAGCTTGACCTGGCAGTGTTTTACGAAATTGTCGTGCCGTTGCTTGAGATGGAGACCACTGCCCTTATCGCCATCTCCACGCCGAGTGACAGCCTTAATTTCTACAGCGAGATGTTTGAGCTCAAGGATGCACAGGGCGATCCTTTCTTCCGCACCATCAACGTGTCTCTCATTTGCGACGCCTGCCGCGCCGCGGGGAAAGGTTCGTCGTGCACACACAACCAAGATTTGATCCCACCGTGGAAATCTGCCGCCAAACTGGATATGGTCAGAGCTTTGTACGCCGACCAGCAAGATTTAATGGTGCGAGAGAGTATGGGGTCGATCACGGACGACGCAAAGAGTTTGTTCAAATCCGATGAAGTAGTGGCAGTTATGCGCGCCACCGTCGAATTGCCCTGCACCCCCGATTTTGTCTTTATCGGCGTCGACCCCAACGGCGGCGGCTCCTCGATGATGGCGATCGTGTCCGTCGTTTTGCACGAAGAGTGCGCGTACGTCGTCGGTATCGATACCGCGCCCACGTCCAGTCATGAGCACATCGAACAACTGCTCATTCAACACATCCGGTCCTTACGTGGACAGAAACTGTTGCGCGACGCGCAGTTCATCTTTCTGCCCGAAAACAACTTGGGACACGAGGCGGAGCACATGCGGCATATGGTGCGCAACGAACGGAAACTGTTTTGTGTGCACGAGAAGAACAAACCCGGAGTGTGCACCACCAACGCCCGAAAAGAATCCATGGTGGCGACCCTGCTCAATTATTTCAACTCGAAAACCCTCCACATCGCGGACATCTGCATCTGCGCCAACCCCAAACAAGACGCCAACACCCGACTCGTGCAAACCAAACAAACCATGCAGAAACAACTCATTCAGTTCCGCAAAATGGTGTTGCCCGGCGCACAACCCTACAAACCCTCCAAGTTTGTATTTACGGGAAAAGCGAAATCGAGTATGCAAGATGACTGTGTCATGACTTTGATGATAAGTGTCTACTGGGGGCAACAGTTTCTAGAACGGCGCATCCCCAACGTACCGTACGACGAGTTTGAAGAGATGTAACTCGTATTTAGCGAACGCCACGCTTCTAGAATGTGGGTGTGTCTCTTGCTTGCCTCTGTGGCGGCGTCGCCCCTCGTCATCTCGATCGACCACGCGCCCCTGGCAGAGTTCCGCGCTCGCAACACGCACGTGGACGCGACGCACGTGGAAGGTTCCGTCGGCGTCTCCGCGTGGACCGAGCGCTTGTGCACGTCCGAGTTGTTGTCCGAGTCGACCCCGCACGATGTCGGAACATCAGACTCCCACCGACGCGTGTGGGAAAGCGTCGTGTCCAGTGGGACTCGCACGTTGGTGCTCGAAGATGATATTGTACTGTCGCCGTGGGTGCACGCGTTCGAACGCGAACACGCCGACGAGCTCGACGCCGCGGACATTACGCTGTGCTACGCGAACATGAACGCCGTTCTCACCACAGTGGACGCTGCTGGGGTCTCGCGCACCTCGGTGGCGTACCCCGCCTACCCCACGCTGACGTTCGCAGAACGAGCGCTGCGACGCACGCGGAACACGACGCTTCACCGTCTCGTGCACGGCTTCGGGATGGGATGCTACTGGATCACGCCCAAGGGTGCTGCACGGTTGTTGGACAAGGTATTTCCGCTGACCACTGAGGCGACGCGTGTGCCCATGCTGCCGCACGCGATCATGCACACCAGCGTGGATCGGAAACTACAAGCCGTGTACGGCGACGTGGACGCGCGCATCACGTTACCGTTTCTTGGATACGCCCTACGACATACACCGAGAACAATATTAAATACGAATGATTAAATTTTCGATCTTTTTACGTGCCTGTGGTGTTGGTGCCTGTGGTGCCTGTAGCTGTGCCGGCGGCGGCGGGGTCTTCACAGGCAGCATCGTCTGCGCGTCCAAACTCACCAGCATGCTGTACGCCAAACTGCACACACTCGGAATCACCTTTATTGGTATCAACACTAACTTGATAACCGTTGCCAACACACTGGACGCGAAAAACAAACACGCCAGCCCCGCAATCAACACCACCGCGTTGTTCATAAAGTGAAACTGCACGCAATCGCGTTCGAGCGCGCTGATGGGCAACCGCTCGCGCTCCATCCACACGCTAAAGGCGTCCCACTGGTACAGCGGAGGGAAATAATGCAACGCTTCCAACGCTTGCGGCACGTACTCGCGCGCCAGCATAAAGGGGCTCCAGAATATGTTAAAGTAGTTGTCCCCCTCGCCGGCGCCGTACAACACGTTCAGTTTCGTCTCGCACACGTCCCACAGCTGCGTCTGGCTGATAAAATGACAGTCCGGCGTCACACACCCGTTCGTCAGCGTCGGGAAATACTCGCACATGCACTTGGGGATCATGTAGCGCTCAAAAAACGCAAACAGATCGTCCAACAACGAGACCGGGGCGTTGGGCGCACAAAACAGCGTGTAATTCCACACGTGAGTGGCGAAAATCATCAGATACCCCACACCGAGCACGGGGGCAAACACCCCGATCGGAAAGAGCGTGAGCCGCTGCAACGCAATGGCGCCCACCGTCACGTACAGACACGCGAGCAGAGATTCCATCATACGGTCCACACGGTCACTGATTTCCGAAGGATGCCAACTGATTTGCTCCTGCTTGCACGTGCGGAACTGGTACTTGAGCATATACTCCAAATTATGCTGCACGTACGGCAACGGTTCGTCCCCGGTGCCCGTCACGAAACAGCGGAACAACTCCGCCACGAACGCCAACGTGTCGTCCTCCGGCGGCAACGCGCACCCTCCCGCGTTGGCGTTGAGCGTGTCCGTGCCAGGCGGCGGCGGCAAATCGTAAAAGTCCGGAATCGACACAGTCGTGTCGCGCACCGCCTCGCGCATCACCCGTTCAAAATCTGCCACCCACGGATCATCGTACTCGAGCCATGCCAAGAAATGAGGAACCGTTACATTCAGGTACACCTCCTGGTAATACGTCACAATAAAATCGGTCTGTTGCTCGAACATTTCGATCGTGTTATCCAGAATATTGCACTCGGTGCGTCCCACAAAATCAATGTCCGTCTGTATATCCCACGCGTAATCCATCGTATCTATTGTGCGCTGCGGGGCACTCCCCAACGTGTACTCGGGAAATGTAATGTTCCACTCGAACGACGGTTGGGACACCCAAATATCATGCGCCGACCGCACGCTGTGGTTGGCAGCATGCAACACGTTGACCACCACGTCCGACGCGCTGCCCGGTTCACCCCGCAACGCCTCCACCACCGCGTCCATCGGGAACTCGAACTGTTGCACCCTGGAATGGGTCATACGATAGATGTCCAACCAGTAGTCGGGCACCTCCCAAAAGTCCCACTGGTGTTTAAAGTGCACACTGGATTCTCCCAACAGATGCCGCACGTACAACAACGCACCCAACCCGCCGTGGTACGCCATTTCAAACTTACGTTTCCAGTTGTACAACATATCCACGGGCAGCGCTACCCCCATGGAATCTGCCAGACTCATCGCGATGTATCGTTGTTCCACGCACTCCTGAAGTTCGATCTGTTCCAACGGACGTAAATCCCCCCACAAGTAATCTTGGTACGCTATCACAAGACGGTCGCAGCGGCTGTCGTCGTGCCAACCCAGCGCCGCAATGTCTTTCGGCACGCGGTTAAACGGATGATCTTTTGCGCGCAAGCCCCCGCTGAGACAATCACTGTCGTCGCAAAAGGAATCCGTACCAATAATGCTAGATATCCCACACAACACGGCATAGATGGTCTTACAAATTCCACTGGCAAATGTCCGAAGAAATGACCCGAGTGGTCCTAAAGCGTCCAGCAAGCTCCCGAGGATGGAGGTGGACACGCGTGCCAACAAGCGCAATCCCTTCGTCACCAGCGATACCAAATCAGACAGAAAGCCGCCTGCGTTGATATTGCCCGACGAGAAAAACTCTAGCACGTCCGCTCCCACCTTCAGAATCAATTGAAGAACGTCCAACAACGGTTCGCTCAGACTAGACATCAGGATATTTGCGATATTTATGAACGTTTGGAAGAAATCCGATTGAATGGATTTGAACGCGGTCAGCAACTCGATAAGCCACACGTAGAACAGTCGCACTTCCACGTACACAAACCCGAGCGCCCCGCTGGGCACTGTACGCAGCGGACGCAAACACTCCTCGCACGTGGGAACGTACTTGTCCCAGTCCACATTGTCCGACAAAATGAGTTGACGCGCGTACACCGTGGCGTAGTACGCAGCGCGCAACGCCACCACCGGAAACGATACCAAACTATACCCGATTTTCGTCACGGTTTTGTCGAACGGAGACGGAAACGGCGACCCCAGCGTGCCCACACTGGCAAACAAGGCACGCTCCACGTCCGTAAAGCGGTTCAACGTGTCGAAATGCGTGTGCAGAATCACCCCCTCCGGTGCGTCCAACACCCCCACCAGTTCGCTGTTCAGTTGGCGGAACAAATTCATAGGAATCTGTAGAATGTTGTCCACTGCGAGTGCCGCCGCGCACAAGAGATTGTGGTCCGACTGCAGTTCGTTTACCGTGTAGGCGTCGCAGCGTGGGTCGAACGCCATCAGCGCGTCGCTCACCACACCCGTCAACGCCGAAAGTTCCCGCAACACGAATTCAATCAGCAGCGAATTGCACCACTGGTCCGCGTTGGCGTAAAACATGCTCACCACGTCGGCGTTTTCCGTCACTAAATCGTCCGGAAACGAATACATACAAATCGCATCGCGCGCCGGTAGCGTAGGGTTAAACTCGCACCCCGGACGGTTCATGTCCGTGCAGCGCTCCTCCCCGTTGTAAGGGTTGTCTTTGTGGTTGATATGATTGTGGAAGAAATCTTTCGCCACGATGTCGTCCATATAAAACAACCCCCGCAGCACCACACGCACCGTCTGCATCAACAACTTGAGCCCGCTTGCCACCGGACGCAGGAATTGAAACCCGAAATGTCCTATCGCGTCAAACATTTTCTCCAAATTGTAAAAGACATCCGCTTGCAAGGTGGGGTTGGCACAAAACGGGTTGTAGTCGCGTGCTGTATACCCGCACGTGCAGTTTTCTCCACGAGACACACGCGCCGTGCAACTGTTGTCGTCGTACCAGGCACCGTCGTAATCCTTAAAGGCTTGGCTCAAGGTTTGGTTCCGCGAAATGACTGCCCTCCACAAAATGGTGGTAAACCCGTCTATCAACACGTGAGGTACCGCCAGAATGGCTTTGGCGCCGTGTTTGAACAGATTGGACGCTTGGCGCGTGTCTTCGTCCGTCAACAAGGGCGGCAGCGGAGTAGACGTTTGGGCAACACTGCTCTGCAAGGGATCGTAGACGTCTTTCACCCCGCGGACGATTGTGTTCAACGTCCACTCGATCAAATCACCCGTGCCCTCCACCGTGCGGTCCAGTTCCACAAAAATAGGCGTCACCGACAACAGCTCCACCATGAAAGTCGTATTGGTAAACTTGGAAGGGCGGGGAATCACCATGTTGGTCAAAATAGTCTGCATCCACTGGACCATCCGGAAAAATGCGATGGCGTAATGGGATGCAATGCCGGCGAGGAACATTTCGGGCATTTCTAGCTCCAGGCGCACCTGCAGCGCGTTCACGAATTTCACGACGGCGGTTAACGCCACTTCGTCCAAGTACTTGCCCCCGTAGTAGAAGAAGTCGCGCACATGCGCGTAGGACCGCTTAAAATCCGGGAAGCTGGAATTGGTGAAGATCCGCACGGGTTCCTGCACGGCGCTCACGCCAATGTTCACCCACGCGTTCACACACTGCGCCAACGCGTAAGGTTTTGCTGCGGACAACGCCACCTGTGCGAACGGGGAGAGCTGGCGACACACACATGACACGGTTTTCTCCTGCTCCTGCACCGCCAACTGCACCCCCCACACCGCTTTCGTAATGTTCAAATCGTTTTCGAACACACCCTCTCCTTTGAAAAAGAGTCCCACCGCCTCGAAAAACGATACGACGCTGCCCGCCAATAAGTGAATGGCGGATATAAACGTGCGCGCGCTGCACTTTGCGATGATGGTGCTCACCCCCGACGTAAACTGCGTCTGCACCACCACCGCGAAATTATATATAGGCACAAAGGTACCGTACACGAATTTCATGAGATGGAGCGTTTGCAAGATCCCCAACTTGGTCGCCGGGTATAAAATACGACGGATGAACCGGTCCAGCGTGCTCAGAATCAATTGGCTCTCGTAATGCACCAACAACGCCACCCCCATAAACAGCGACAACAGCGCCAGCGTCCAGATATTGCCCACCACGAACAACACGGTGCTCTGTACGAACGTCCGGAGCGTGTCCACCACGGTGAAAACACTGTCCAACAAGTCGCTCACCACTTTGTTGGCGTTGGCGACCACCACCGCCTCGTCGGAATCCGTTTGCGACGTCATATAGGCGATGGCAAACCCGAACGAACTCACCGCCAACAAGACGAAAATAGCAAGCACTTGCATTTTTGGTACACAGTGATCTTATTTATACTACAACGCACAACTATTTATGGTTTCGTCATTCTACTAAAATGCGGTACGCGTTGCTTCATTACTCGAGTTTTATCCCCATGGCGGCGCGAGCCTTCAGCGGCAACATGAAAATCGCCATCCTTGTCTATTTCTTCGCCACCTACGTGCTGCTCGAACATAAACACTGGAACGGGTATCCCATCTCCACCTGGCACGACTTCCAACGCCGCGGCGAGATCGGCTTGATGTGGACCATGGCGCTGCAATATTGGTGCCCCTGGCTCAGTTGGCTCGCGCTTGCCCCCTTGGCGCTCATCGCGTGGAAAGTGCACGTGGATAATTTGAGTTACTCGGTGTCCTGTTTTGTGCTGTTCCGATACCATCCCATTCAAATTCTCGCCGTGGCGTCCATGGTCGTCGCCGAGCAGGCAAAGAAACCGACACAGTTGTTTAACGAGAACGATTGGCACGACGCGGCGATGCACCGTATCAAATGCCGCGGCGTCCAAATCCTCGCGCTGTCCATGTGCTACCAAACCGTGTGGCAGCAACTCGTCATGGCGTTCATTTTCGGCGTCACCAAGGCTGTTGTGTGGTTTTATACGCCAAAACCGGAAGCGAGGGGATATACAACGCACGCCACGCAAACCCCTGTGCGCCTACAGCTCTATGCGGGCAAACCGCATTCGCTGTAGGTGTCCACCCGTGGAACTGCGCCAGTTTTTCGAAGCGCTCCCACGGCGTGCCCAACGCGCAGAGCCGACCCGATGTCCAAGGGTTTGCCCTCATCATCTTTTCTAACGGATCTGTTGACAGTAGATCGTTGGCTTCAGACGCTGTCCACCCGTTGCTGGCAACAAAAATAGTGTGCATACTTTTGTATATAATTATAGATGATTTTTATACACCATAATCAGAGTCCCACGTAGTGTCTCCACAATTCAGGTGTCCACTGTTGGGGCGCGTCCATATTTGATCTTTTCGCCCGGTGTACATCACCCTTAGATTTGTCAATCGGATTGAGTAACCTGCACACAATGCGGAGGTTGCCGGGCACGTGACCTAAGGTCGGGTTGATCGCGTCGACACTGGGCTGAAAGGGGTGCGGAATTGACCTGCCCTTTGCGTTCTTTTCGCGAATATAAGCGTGCCCAGACAAACAAATACTGCTAATTGCACAACGCGCGCGCGCTTCTGCGAATAGGGCATAGCAGGCTGTAAACATGGCTTTGACGGTACCGAACGCCGCCCGCGCGAGTGGATCAGCCTTGTACGCGCTTTTCACCGATGTGTATAAAATATTGTTGCGCGGTTTTTGACCGTATCTTCTAGCGAGCGGGGTGCTGATACTCTTTTTCTCCCGCGCCAGAGCTTCTTCCACCTCTGCCTCGGTCACATTTCGCTCGACCTCCGCGCGCAGCATGGCACAACAAGTGTGCTTTGCTTTCGGAAGACTGCACCACACATTCATCCCTCGTATAGTAATACAGATATTATCAAGGCTATTATTCACGAAATGAGGCAGCGCGTCGTCTATCCTATCCAAAGTAAGAGAAAAGAGCGAATAGGGCTGAAACACCATCGCGCATGCACCTGTGATATTGCCGCCGTTATCATCGACGGTACGTCCAGACGCGCGTGTATAGATTTTTTCCGCCATGGCGTGCACGTCGACATCCCCACCACGCCCTGCTTTTTTATCGTTGTAGATACAGGTGCGCACTAATCTCCTCAGGAATGCGAACACGATCACATTGGTGACGCGTCGCTTTCGACGGCGTTTCTTATGCTTGCGCACCATATGTCTAGACATGTGATCACGAGAAAACATTTTCTCACATTTCGGACACTTGACCAGTTCACGTTGACGTTTATTATGGTTTGCACGCGTTACAGGGTCGGCGTGGATTTTCAGGTTGGAGGGGCGGTGTGTGACGAACGCACAGTCTTCTTTACCACACGCGCCGTTACAACGGTACATTTACTTGTTTATTATTTTTTCCATTCAAACACCATAACCAACATAATGTCTCCACAGCGCAGGTGTCCACTGTTGGGGCGCGTCCATATTTGTTCTCTTCGTCCGGTGTACATCACCCTTTGATCTGTCCGTACAGTTGAGGAACATGCACGTGATCCGTATATTGCCGGGCACGTGACCTAAGTTGGGATGAATCGCGTCCACCGAAGGCTGAAAAGGGCTGGGTATGGACCTACCCTTTGCGTTTTTCTCTTGAGAGTAGGCGTGTCCAGACATAAAAATCTTTGAGTGTGCACAACGCGCGCGAGCTTGTGCATATAGATCATAACCATGTGCGAACATGGCTTTCACGGTACCGAATGCCGCCCGCGCTTTTGGGTCATTGTGGAACGCGTTTGACACGGAATTGTACAAAATATTATTGCGCGGGGTTTGACCGTATTTTCTGGCAAGCTTTCTGCTCATACTCGTTTTCTCACGCGCCAGAGCTTCTTCCACCTCTGCCTCGGTCACCGTTCGTTCCATCTCCGCCCGCAGCATCTCACACAGACCATGCCCCTTGGGGAGGCTGCACCAAGTGTTCATTCCTCGGATGGTGATAATAACGTTGTCAAGGCTATGATTCACAAAATGAGGCAGCCCGTCGTCTATCCTGTCCAAGGTGATGCTGAAGAGCGAATAGGGCTGAAACACCATCGCGCACGGTCCTGTAATATTGCCGCCGTTATCATCGACGGTACGTCCAGACGCGCGTTTGAAGACTATTTCCGCCATGGCGTGCACGTCGACATCCCCACCACGTCCTGCGTTTTTATCGTGGCGGATACATGTGCGCACCAGTTTCATCAGAAAAGCAAATATGAACCTATCGGTGACGCGTCGCTTTCGACGGCGTTTCTTATGCTTGCGCACCATATGTCTGTACAGACTGCCACGGGAGACCACTTTCTCACAGCGTGGGCACTTGACCTTTTCACGATTTCTTTTATTGTTCGCACGCGTCACAGGATCCGTGTGTCGTTTCAGTTTGGAGGGGTCGGTGGCGACGAACGCGCAGTTCGGTTTCCCACACGCGCCGTTACAACGGTACATTTACTTGGTTTTTATTTTTTTCATTCATACACCATAACAGACATATGATATGGCGTCCAAATGGCGTCCAAATGGCGTCCAAACGGTGTCCAAACGGTGTCCAAATCCCACTCATGTTCGAACCTCCACCTAGCTACCGGTGGCGCGCCGGGGATGGCGGATATCTCTATGGTGTCAAGGAAAAGATCACGGTCACCGACGTCGGGCGTGGTTACGGCGTTGTCAACGGCATCAACATAGCGCAAAAACACCTTCAGAAGCAGCAAACGAGCCCGCACACCTACCAAAAATCCATGCGCGAGCACAGCCATTATTTAACACTGAGCGGGTTAGACGCACGGCGACCACAGCCGTGGCGCGTGCGGGGGCAGCGCCCAACCACGCCCCTTGCGAAAATGGAGAAATACAAGACGAGTTACAGTCGAGATGATTTTTTACGCTTCATTCGCGCCATGTGCCCGCGTGTACACATCGACGATCATTACAGGATTTGGTTTAAAGACAACCCCAAACGTCAACTCGGAGAGACGGTGTACATTCACGGGTATGCAAGTCTGCAGGGAACAGTGCGCGGCACCGCCGAGAAAGGTTGGTACCTCGTGGAGTGTGCGCTCGGCGTGTGCACCTGCCATCGGAGCACCCTCTGCACGCGCGGCTACTGATTATGGTAGACGAAAATCGACACCGCGGGCGGCACCATGAACAGCACCGACGTTGCGGTGATCGTGTGGGACGGTTGGGACGTGGCGATGGTCGGCATCATGTGCATCATCATCGTAATCGCGTGCAAATATCGACCCGGACGTGGTGGTGTATTTCGCGCGGTGTGAACATAACGATGTCACTCCGCGTCCTTGCCACCAAGGCGAATGAAATGCGGAAAACTTTTGGTCCGAGCGCGCATCTAGATATGATTTGCGCGTGGACGCAGGACCCCGATGTGTGTTACGCGTTCGAATCCAGCGCCGGGGCAGCTTGGTGGGCACGTCACGGGGGTCCACAATCGCTGTGCAAAACGTTGGAAGCACGGCACGTACCCACCTCCCGTCCGCCGGTGCCTGTCGCGCAACCCCAAGCGCCACTGTGTTTCGCGTGCAGCACCCCGTTGTGCGGCACCATGCTCGAACCCCTGGAGAGCATTGTGGTGAAATGCGGGTGCCGTTCCAAAATCATTCACACCGGGTGCGCGCACATGTTCGACAACATTAGTTGTGTGTTCTGCGAACAACCTTATTCGACGTGTCCGCGTGCGGGACGCTTACTGCCTGCGGGCGTAACCTAAATTCGCACGGCAGTAATGATAGATAAACCCTGCAATTATATTATACCTGTGTGTGCCTTCCGCGGACGACAACACGGCGTCCACGCTCATAAACTCTGCAAACGGATCCGGTATGGAAAAGTGTTGCTTGGCGTCGGCGTCGGCGAAGAGCGTGCCAAAGCTCCCTGCAATCTGGTGTTTCATGGTGGGGCGGGGCACGTTGTTGCGCCAGGTGGGGTAGGGCGTGTCGAAATCCACTTCCACGCTGGTACGTTTGCGTTTGCGGTCGGGTTGGGTTTTGAGCGCCGCGTACATGGTGTCGGGTAGAAACGGCACCTCCACCAACACGTTGTGCACCGACTGAATACACCGGTTGTCTTCTGGAACGTCGTCGAGGCTAAATTTGCCGAAAAATTTGGTGGCGTACTTGGTACCCAGTTCCTGAAACTTGTCGCCTCGCCGCGTCACATATACGAAATGCGTTCCATTTTTTAAGATGTGCACGTTGTGCAGTCCGATCCTCTTGCTGACCGCGGTGCCCGCCCACAACACACTGTACCCTTCGAAATGCCCCCGCCGGATCAACAACCCGCCCCATTTTTTGTAGTTGGTTTTGCTCGTCGTAGGTAACGGATACATTTTGAGACGCGGCGCCCTACTTTATAGTGCAGTGTGCCCGCTCATCGCCGACCACGTGGTGAGCAGAGGGTGGTCGTGCAGCTTGACCATATCTATGCGCGCGTGCACGCGTTGGGCGCGTTCCGACGCAAAAGACACTTGCGGTGGGTAGACGTCGAGCACCGTCATGTCGATCGGACACGCCACGGCGGAGGTAAAGGTGCGCCAGTGCAACGTTGCAGGTCCGTCGCACGCCGCGCGCAGGTGCACCAGCACCGTATTGCCGTCCGTGAACGCCCCGCTGTGCCGTTGCTGCAATGACCACCGCAACGTCGTGTTGCCGCCGCGGTGCACCGACACTCCTTTCCAAGAGGAGTGCGCGACGGGCGTGGGTTTCACGAGATACGCCGCCACAAACCCCAACAACATGGCTGCCAACCCGTAACACATTTGTACTGCCAACCGGACGATATATACTTGCGCGCAGCGTCTGCAAATGTCCGCGCGCAAAGCGCAGATGGTGCTCGACCTTACTGGGTTGTGGGACACGCCCGCCCTGCCTGTCCAGACGACACACCCCGCCAAACCCTCGAAACCCTCGAAACCCTCGAGACACCCCAAGCCCCGCCGTAAATGGACTCACGCGGTGTGGGTCGTCGCCGCGCTGGTGGTGTGCTGGGCGCTCTACCGGTTCGCCACGCGCACGCCCAAACACCGCATTCGGCGTGTGACGTGCAAACGCAAACACGGCGATTTCGTCTGCACGTTGTCCCCGAAAGATACCGGCGACGTCATCGTCGAAATGTCCGAGGACTGCGCCCAGCACGTGTTCGAAATTGGCGGATACCCCTTCACGCACGCAAAATGGAAACACATGTTCCGCGTGCCCGCCGCGCCGCAAGTGGTGATCAAAGACGCTTACGCCGGGTGCACACCCCGGGTGTTTCTGGACAGCAAGGTCCGATTGCGTCTGCCCACCCAAGATTTGGTTTGGTGTGCGTCGGGCGACCACAACAGTTTCACCGTCACCGTCGATTCGGAGACTGTGCTGGAGGAAGCGGGCGGCGCGCTGCTCGACCCGCAACACAACGGGGCGTGGACCTGTTACGTGTACAGTCTCACGGACACCCACCCGCGGCAGGTGCAGGTCACCGGCAACGGGCAGTCGCAGATCCACGTCTACACACACCCGACGATTATGGCGTCCTAATGCCCGCGCAGTGCCGCACACCCACATGCATGGAACGTCTGCTCGCCACTCAGTTGATCCATGTGGGCGATACCATCGAATTCACTTTCAAACAGGTGCACATACGTGGCGTCGTCGGTCACGGCGGACATATCCTAAATACGTGTTTGCAAGGCGCCGCCGCACCAAACAAACTCGCACGTCGTATCTACCCCTCATTGACCGCGTGGTCAGAAGCTTGCTTGCGAGAAGGTTTGGGCGAAGAAAACACACGCTACGCGTCGTGGAAACGCGTGCTGCATCTGCCCTCCGGAAGAACCTTGCAAAGCTTGCGCTCCGAGGAGAACGTGAGTACGAAAAAAGCGTTAGCCAGCCGCACCGACTTGTTCGAGGAAATCAATCGCTTGCACAAGGTCATCGAACGGCTGCAACGGGAACCCCCGTTACCCCGCCCCCGCCCACCTGCACTCCTGGAAAGCGAAGCCATGAAAAACAGACTCCTCGAATTTTTCGACGCATGGAGTGGACACTCGTCGTCCCCTTCCTCGCCCCCGTCGATCTGATCCGGCTGAGCCACACGCACAAACTCGCCGTGCCACGGTGGTGCTGGAAAAACTGCTGGAAAGAGACGTGGCACGCGCGGAAGATGCCCTGCTACCACACCGCCTGCCGCGTCGCCTACCTCGTGGACAAACACGGCGCGCCCGCACTGGCGGAGAGTATTCTGACCAACAAAGCCGCCGTCCGAGGAGGCGCCGCGCTCGCTCTCATCGCGCCACACGTCTTACATTACTTAAAGAGATTTCCAAAGTTATTCAGGTATATTTCGTAACTACATCCGCAACTGTCGCACCATGGAGGGGTTCATGGAGGGGTTCACGTCCTCCGCGCCGTCCTCGTCCTCATCCTCCTCGTCGAAAAGCCGCCGTCGCGCCCGTCCCGTCCGTCCCCGTCGCACTCTGGGGGGACTTGGCGGGGACGGCAGGGACGGTGGGGACGAGGACACGTCTTCAACGTCCGACACGTCCGCGTCTTCAACGTCCGCGTCTTCAACGTCCGCGTCTTCAACGTCTTCGTCTTCAACGTCTGTCTCGTAGCCGTCGTCTGCGTCCAGCTCGTCGCCCGTCCACGTCAAGTGAGGTGCCGCCGCCATCACACGCCAAGAGACCTCCCCCAGCGCCCTTGCCTGTTGCAACACCTTTTCCAACGTCTGCGGGTCGGGGCGCGTGGTCGTCAGAAAATCCAACACGTCGGGTTCCAGTTTCTGCACCGCGAACACCAGTTCACGCAACAACGCCTTCTTCTCAGCGCCCCAACCCTCCATCGTGTCGCGCACCATGTCCGTTGGCATAAACTGCCATTTCAAATCTTCGACGTACGCGCGGTAAGAGTCCGCGTCGCGGGTCGACAATACTCCGAACAACGCGTCCAGCTGCGGCAGCACCGCGTCCCATTCGCCGTGGACGTCCTCAAAGTTTTCGACGGGTGCGTACACCTCGCCCAAACTCTGAAGGAAAGCACGCCATTTGGGCAAGTCCTCCGGAATAAACTCCTCCACCGTCTGCACCTCCTGGTCGATTCTTCGCACCACAATGTCCGACACGAGATGGGTCAGCGAGACGTCTTCCGACGACGCAAAGACACGCAGTTTCGCCAAATACACAGAGTACACGCCCTCCTGTTCCATCCGGATCAATTTTTGAGACAGAGGACTCACGGGCAACACCGCCAAATTGTCCAACCGTGGTACCAACGACTGCAAATTCGCACGGTTCATCGACTCAAAATCCTGGTTACAATCGTACATCGTGTTGTACACCTCCAGGGTGCCTCGCGCAGGGTGCTCGTACAACTCCACCGCGGGTTCCTGGCGCGCCTCGTTCGTCGCGTGCAACCACAACTGCGTGGCACCGTCGTTCAACGCGGTCACCGGGTTGACGTGGACGCCGCCGTCCTTGCCGTACAAAACCCAGACGCGATTCTTCTCAAAGTCCCACTCCTCCGTCGCGACATACGATTTGATCACTTCTTTGGCAACGAGCTGGAGCACCGAGGCTTTGGTCGGGATGGTGGCGTCCCCGCGCGCCGCGTCGTAGTTGGGGGTCCAGTCGGCTGGGGCAGAACGCATTTGGTTTTCCAAAAAATCGATGGTAAAGATTGGATCTGGTACCGGATCCCACAACTGCACCACTTGCAAGGGGGGCGTCGTCTCCGTGGGTGTGGCGTGCAACATTATATGAAGGAAAAAAACGTGCTTATATACTTGTAGTCTGGAGCGGCACCCACTGGAACATGTCCAACTTTTCTTCCGGAAACGGTTGGGCGTACGTGCGCTCCATCACGTAATCTTTCAGCACCGTCACCATGTTGGACCCCATCTTCGCCTCCTTGCCCGTCAAAATGCACGCGGAAATGCCCGTCACCGGATCCGTCTGCGAATTCAACGCCGCCTTGTGGAAGACGTCGACCACCTCCTCGAAGGTCGAGCGCTTCAACGGCAGTTCCTCCAAACGTTTCATCCCGTGGCGGGTCAGCGGCGTCAGACCACTGTGGGTCATCCAGTCCGCCAACAACGACAAATGTCGCACGTTCACATAAATGCCGTAAAAGGCAAGAATCTTGCGCAACTCCCGCAAAATGCACGCCCGCGCCGCCTCAATGCCGTACGCAGCTTGCATTTCCAGAATGTCGTTCGTGTACACCGTAGACACCGCGCCGTCCAACAACTCCCACAACTGCCGCACGGTGTAACTCGTCTCCACGTGGTCGTCCACCGCACGGCACCACTCGCCGCCCTTCTCGCCCTGCAACACCAACGACGCAAGGTCCCCCGTAAACCCGTAGACGTGGCACACCACGCGCGGACCCTGCGTGTACGCCACGTCCACCCCCACGCGCGCAAGACAACGGCGCAACGCCTCCACGTCGTGCCACGGGTGCAACTCCCAGCGCTCCGCCGTGCCCGCGTACGTCCCCGGGTCGGGAAACTCCCAGAAAGGTTGCAACAGCGCCGCGTCCCCCGGCAACACCGGTCCGCGGCGCACCAACACGTCGCTCACGCGCACGTAGCGCGGCAACACCGGTCCGTTGTACGTGCGCAGCGGGGTCTTGGTCTTTTTGCTCAAGTTCAGAATCTCCTCCAAACGCGGAATGCCCAAGGTCACGTTTTTCGAAGAATCCCCCGCAAAATGAAACGTGTCGCGGCAGCCCATCCCGTTGAGCGCCACCATGTTCTTGGTATGTTCCACCGTCAAATCGTACACGTACGGGTGCGACGACGCCACCGCCTCGATGTGCACAATAGTGTCCACCCACGTGTCCTGCACGCGCTGCACCTCCTCGGGAGGCGTCTCCGGCACGGTCAACCCCTGCGGGTACAACGTGCAGGTTTGCAACAACAACGCCAACCCGTCGCGGATCACGGGCGGCGCCTGCACCAACCGCATGCCGTTCTCCACCGTGCTCTTGTAGCGCATGTACCCGTCCAGAAACGCCTGCACGAACTCGGACGACGCCCCCAGCACGCACCGCGGGAACACCTCGCCGTTCAAACTCTTCCAGCGGCACGCCCACCGGTGGCTGTAGACCAACACGTAGTCGTCCGTGCAGTACATCGGCGCGCGCAACAGTCGCACAAAGTTGTCCACGCGTTTGTCGCGGCGCATTTTTGGGTAACCGCGCTCCATCGTGCCCGTCGCCAAATACACCCCCAACATGTACCCCTCTTCAGGTGGGTCGCTGTGGAGTGTCGGCACGCCCCCCATGATCGGTACCCCGTCGCCCACCACGACGTCGCACCCGCGAATCGGTGTCCACGTTTGCTCCCGCAACACCATAAACGACTTGGCGCGCGTGCACGTCAGCGTACGACCACTCCGCGTGGTAATCTTCACCAACAAATCACTGCCGTCCTCGTTCTCCGGAGGGTGCCGCGTCACCGCCAACACTTTGTTCCACGAGACCTTGCCCGCCTCGTCAAACGTCAGCGCGCGCAAATGCGACGTCTCCACGTGAATCACCTTGCCCGTCTTGCCCGCGCGCGCGATGATGCCGTCCACCACCGACCCAATGCATCCCTGCACGTTGTACAGAATCAAATGCTCGTTGTAGTCCACCGAGTTGAGCGTGCACTGCGTCGTGCGCTCTCCGATCGATTGCGCCGCCACCGCCCCCACCGACTCGCCCGGAGACACTTTGGCGCGCTGCCACTCCCGCATCACCGCGTCGCGGTACGCACTAAAGTTCGCATACGTCATCGTCGGTGTGTGCGCGCGGATCCAAGCGCCCACCAAGGGAGGAAATTGAGACACGAACATATCCAACTCCCAACCCAACTCGGAACTCGCCATCGGGGTGTCCCCATGCGGAATCTTGTCCAAAATGCGCGCCACAGGCACCGGCAAATGGTACCAGTCCGTGCCCGACACCGAAGGGTCCTGCGACATCGATTGGATATACGCTTTGTCCACTCCCTCGAATCCCTGGAAACACTGCTTCTCCACACGCATGGCGTCGATGCCGTCGTCCCCGTACTTAAAGCAGATCATGCGTCCCGCGTCGCGGCACGACCCATCCGCGCACGTACGAATGTTCTCCATCGCTTTCCCCAGCCTTCGAGAAATATAACCTGTCCCCAAAATTTGACACGTTTGTATGCGGTCGGTCGAAAGAAGGTTGAGGAAAAAAACACGAATCGATATCGAAGCATCGAAGCATGGCGACTCACCTGTTGTGGCAGTTTTGATCGCCGTGTCAATTAACCCTTCACGTCCTGCACAGTTCAAAAAGTACATCTCAGCAGACGTCAGTCCCTCCAGGAAACAGTGCTCCACAAACCCACGCGTGGTCGGATGGTCGTCCCCCGGGCGGAACTGCGTCATCGTACGGTTGCTCCACTCTTTCGGAATGCGGGTGCCGCGGACATTTTGCTGCCCAATGCACGCCTGCAACTGCGTAATGTTGACCAACTTGCCTTTCGAGCCACAATGCACCATCGCAAACAAATTGTTGGTCTCGTCCATCTGAGAAATCGCCGCCTTGCCCATAATATTACGGCAATTGTTCAAACGAATGTTGGTCTCCATTTCGCTATTACCCTCCACGTCCGCGTAGGCAGACGCACGCTCCGCCTCGCACAAACGAGATACCTCGTCGGAACGTACCAAATCGCCCAACCCTATCGTAAACCCCCGCATCTGCAAATAGGCGTGCGACAACCGCTGAAGTTTGTGCATCGTCTCCACACAGACAGTCGGTCCCCAATCATTAAACATAATGTGCACGAGACTGCCGTGCGACGTCCCCAAATCTTGTTTGGTCAGACGACCCGATACCACCTGTCCACGCACAATGCGCACGTCGCCGCGGTTGTAATCCAACGGAGGAAGCACGTAACTCAGAATCTCCAGTCCCGTAAACGTCGGTTGCATAGGTAACGGGTGCTGCAACATTTGCATCGCATCCGCACGGGACACCGCACGGGACACCACAGAGGCACCACTCAGCAAATATATACCCAACAACCCGTCCTGAATCAACCCCATCACAGGTTTGTTCGACTGCGGTGACACCACCTGGTGCTTCACACTCATAATCTCACGCGCTTCCGCCTCCGCCATGATGGTTTGCGGAAAGTGAATGTTCATTTCGTCCTGAAATGTCTTGAAGGTTTCCCAACAAGCCGGACTGTATCTTAAGCCTTCTCAGGTTGCTTAGACCCTCATCGAAGACCCATACCCGTTCAGTCTCTGAATGCCTGACCTATCCTAGCAAAAAACGGACGTAGTCAGTCACACTGCGGATTGCCCAATCCTCCGAGTTGATTACCATTGGGAACGGCGATTAACCGTGGTCTCGCACCAAGCTTTCGCCCGGGCGATGGTATCGGAAGGCTCTCAGGAGTTCCCCGCACCAAGGTATGTCGCGCATCACTGCACTAGGGAGTCGCACTCTTTTCAAGCTCCCTGTTGACGGCGACGAGTCACACCGTCGAAGTCTCCATTGTACGGCGTAGTGCACGAGACGTTCATCCGAAACGTATCATAAGGTAATATTTTCACCTGGGGGAATGTGAGTAGGGTCAGTGCGAGGCAGGACACAACGCAACGTACCGTATGTGCCATCATAGACATCTTGTGCAACGACGGTTGCCGATTGAACAGCACCACGTCGCCGTCCTTCATACTGCGCTCCACGCACCAGCCCACTTCCAAAGACGGTTTGCGAATAGATGTGTCGATACGAGACCCGTCCCCGCGGCGAATGTAACGCACCGACCCGTTCGAGACCCACTCCTCCAGCGTACGTTTGTTGTACGCCGTCACCTTGACGTTCTTGGTCAGAATCTTTGCCACCGACGCTGGCACGCCGATCTCGCCCAACCCCAAACGGTCGTCCGGAGTGATGACACACCGCGCCGTGGAATTGGCACGCTTGCCCATCAAATTGGCACGCACGCGTCCCTCCTTGGACGACAACCGCGCCGTCAACGACGTGTACTCGCGCTTGTTTCTATTGCGACGGCAGTTCAGTTTGTTGTGGTTGATGTACCCGACCAACGCATTTTGCAGTCCCTCCCGCGCTTGTGCCACCACCACGTCCGGCTTTTGCGACGCAAGACATTTCGCCAGCGCTTCGTTCTTGCGCATAATGTTTTGGAGACGATACGTCAAATCGTTCTCCCCCAAGGTTTTGCCGCCGCTCGTCAACGGTGGACGCACGTGGATCGGAGGTATAGGCAACACGGTCAAAATCAAATGCCCACACCCGTACGCGCGAAACCGCTCGAGAGCTTCACGCGCCGTGTACGGCTCGCCGTTGCGCGTCACGCAACCTTTGAACTTGTCCCATTGGTACTTGCCGTTCTTGTGCCCGCAGCACCGCGAACGGTACGCCCCGCACGCTTCGCACAAATGTCTCAAATGCAACAACGTCGGCTGCATCCACGAGATGTGGTACATCGGTTCGGCGAGCACGGCATGTCCGAAATGTCCCGCGCAGTGCGTCTTGGTTTTTCCACACGTGGCGCATTTGCCCGGACCCAACACGCCGAACCGAGGGTCACGCAACCCCCCCTTGATTGGTACGTCGTGCTGCATACATTTGCTCGTCGTCACCTCCACGCAGGAACTTTTTAAAATACTCTCGGCGGTCCAGACACTGAACTGCATCGTGTGACAATCGTGTGACACACAACACAACATTCATACACCATAATCACTATACATTCACTATAAATAGGAGTCATGGTCCTACACAACATGCCCATTGTACGACAACGGTTCGAAACACTCGTCGTGGATCGAGAGTTGCCCGCACGCAGTTACGTGGAATGCTGGATCGACAGACTCGTTCTCCGCGCACACGTCCACACGGACGCCTTTCAGGGTTGTTACATTGGCGATGTGGTCAACCAAGGCGGCAGTGTCGACGTCCGCGCGTTTGCAAACAGTGTCACGCCCGCACGCGACACCGACCCGTCCGCTGTCCGACAAGCACGAGCCACACTCTTGGCAAACGTCTCGGCAAACGTCTCGGCAAACGTCTCGGCTCAGCCCGCGCCCGCGCCCACGGTGGACCCCTTCGACCCCTTCGACCCCAACCTCCCAACCGTGGGCGACATTGACCTCGACGACCTCCTCGGTCCGCCCGCCGCGCCTGACCCCAACCTCCCACGCTTGGACGACCTTGACGACGACCTCGACGACCTCCTCGGTCCGCCCACCGTACCCGCACCGGCACCGGCACCCGCGTTCAACATCAACACGGAAGAGGAAATCGAACGCTTTCTCCGCCAACAAGAACTCGAGGAGAGAATTGCCCAGGCGGATCCCGCCAAACGGCGCAAATGGTTGGCACGCGCGCTGCAAGAACTTCCGTTTCTCGACGGTGAAGCGCGCGAGGCGTGCAATGCTCTGATTCGGAAACTGCAACGCCCCGTGCTGCGGATGTAGCATGCGTGGAGTATAAATACCAGGCGCACACCAAGAAAGATGAACTTTGCTGTGGATGACATCGTATGGGATCTTGCGCACAAACGACGTGGACCTGGAACGGTAATGAGAATTCTGACTCATAAGCAACAACCATATTATATTTACGTCACGTTTCCAGATCCCTTCCTTGTGGAGGGTTATTATGTCGCTGACCTACAACACGCCATCAAGCCCATTCTCGTCCGCGCCGTGTGGGACAAGGACCACGAGGAACGAGGACCTGGCTTCACAAAGCCATCCTTGGACGACCAGAGTCTGGTCAGGTTCTACTACACAACACGCAAGAAATATCCATATATTGTCAACTTGAGCACGATCGAGAAGAGCAGGCTCCGGGATCACCCTCCAACCTCGGACGAGGAGAGCAGTGAACCAGAAGTTGAGGTGACCGGGGGACTATCCCTTGATCAGCGACTCGCCGCAGGGGCAGCAAACGCCGTGGACTTGACCGGAGCGCCCTCCAACGGCGCGGCGGCGGCTGCGTCCAGTTCGTCCAGTTCGTCCAGTTCGTCCAGTTCGTCCAGTTCGTCCAGTTCGTCCAGTTCGTCCAGTTCGTCCAGTTCGTCCAGTTCGTCCAGTTCGTCCAGCTCCTCAGCAAACGTCGTCGATTTGACCGGGGCGCCCTCCAACGGCGCTGCGGCGGCTCCCTCCAATTCGTCCAGTTCGTCCAGCTCCTCAGCAAACGCCGTCGATTTGTCCGGAGAGGCGGAAGTCGTTGGCGAACTGACCCTTGATCAGCGACTTGCCGCAGGGGCAGCAAACGCCATCGACTTGACCGAGGCGCCCTCCAGCTCCAGCTCCAGCTCCAGCTCCAGCTCCAGCTCCAGCTCCAGTGGCGCTCCGGCGAACTTTAGTTTGTTTGAAGACTCTCCGGCGGCTCCCAACGACTTTCGTGTTGGTGACATTGTGCGCGACAGGGACAAAGAACTGCAGCTCGGTACGGGGTCTGTACGGAGCGTCGAGGACGGTATCGTTATCGTGCAATTTAAAAACGAGCGCATTCAATACGGACCGAGTATTGCGTTGCAATATCGCCCGTTGGACCAGCTGGAGCACATACCAGCAAGCTCCATGCCAGAGTCCAGTGGCGCTGCAGCGGCGGCTCCGGCGGCTCCCAGTTCGTCCAGCTCCAGTTCCAGTTCCAGTTCCAGTTCCAGTTCCAGTTCCAGTTCCAGTTCCAGTTCCAGTGGCGCAGCGGCGGCTCCCAACGAATTTCGTGTTGGTGACGTTGTGCGCGACAAACAAGAACGTAATTATTGGGGTACGGGGTCTGTGGAGTACGTGAAGGACGGTATCGTTATCGTGGATTTTGGAAGATTTGGTAGTCATTTTTACGAGCAGCGGGGATACCCTTATCGTCCGTTGAACCAGTTGGAGCTTCTGCGCAGACGACCAAGCTCACCAACTTTTCAGAAGGGTGACAAAGTAAAGCTTAAAGACGCCCCTCACCTGTTAAACAGTTCGTGGCGCGGTTTGACAGGGACCATTGACTCAGTATATTTGACACCAAACGGTACAGAAAAGTGTGACGGATATTTTGGACTCGGAGGTGGTATAAGCACATTCCGTGCATCCGAATTAGAGCTTGTTGACAGACCACAGATCTCCAGTGGCGCTGCACAGAGACAACAGATCCAAAGCAATATGGAAAATTTTCCGAGCTCCGACAGCTCCGACAGCTCCGACAGTTCCGACAGCTCCGACAGCGGCTCCGACAGCGACAGCTCCGACAGCTCCGACAGCGACGGCGCGGCGGCGTCCAGTGGCGCGGCAGCGGCGGTTCCCTCGTCGAGTTCGTCCAGTTCGTCGCGCCCCATCACAAAAGTGACCATTGTGGGACACATCCAATCACGCAAGCCCTATTGGAAACTTGAATACACGAGCAAGGGGAAAGCGGAAACCATGCATTTGTCAGGAATTAGCGAGGAAGACGCGCTCATGGAGGTCAGAAACGCGCTCATGGAGGTCAGAAAAAACATACGAGATACAAAATGGAAGCGCGTACACATCTGGATGGAAATGTACGAAGGAGAATTGTACATATGTTTCATATACAAAAACCGCGCATATGGATTTCCCAAGCGTGTCATGGACGACATCGTGGAGCAAATACCAGAAGACAAAGCGAACCCGTTCCAAAACATATTCGACGATGAGAACCCGTCGCCCTACACCTTCCAGATCGGAGACGTGGTTCGGCACGGAAAATCCATCTACACCGTGTACAACATGTGGAAACAAGCCGGCAGAAACATGTACAACGTGCGAAGCGTGCAAAAGGGCAGTGGACGATACGAAATGCCAGAGTCTGAATTGACCATCGCCAGCCCGAAACGAAAACGTGCGCCAGCTGCACAAGACGGCGCGGCTCCCAACCCGAAAAGGTTACAAAGAAGGGACGTGGGAGATACCAGCTCCGAGGACGACGATTGGTTCCCCGCGCAGCCGCCCCCGTCCAAATCGCTCAGACGACACATGGTGACGCTCCGACTATAACCGTGGGCACGTGCCCCCAACAATGTACCACCAGACCTACGGCAGCACGCGGGCAGAACGAGCACGACGTCTCGCCCACAACATTCCACCCCCCTACACACCCGCCCCCAGAGTAGGCAGGTACACCGCCGTGCAACCTCACGCACAATTCACCGACGACTACCGCTACGTCGAATACGTCACCGTACTACGCAGACCATTCGTCGTCGTCCGGTCCCAGAAATATTCCGCACGATACCGAAAATACTACAACGTGTTCGTCGACGGTAGACTCCGTGCAGGCAACACACGAGGATGGACCTGCACCTGCGAAGATAGCGCACGGAGATGCAAACACATACTCGCCGTTCTCCTCAAATACAGACCGTTGCGTATTTAAACAAAGTATGTTTGTATGAAATGTGGCTCACGTGGCTTAGCGTCCTGCTCCTTCCCCTCCTTGCACTCGTCGCCGTCTCCCCGTGGTTTGCCCTCTTGCTCGTGCCCCTCCTCGTTCTCCGCATCGAACACGTACGCTTGCGCAACGCCGCCTGGTGTGCACCCGCACCCACCACACGGGACGCACTCATTGAACTGTGCCAAGGACGCACGCCCGTCGGACAAGGGTGGACCGCCGTCCTCCAAGGCACAGCACCCCTGCGCCCCGTCCTCACACACCGATTCCGTGGCATGTACACCCACAACGGGGTCACCTACTGGGCGTGCGGCACCACCATCGCCACCGTCGCCAAATTCTACCAAAAACAACGCAAAGCCTTTCCCTCCTTGCCGTCCTACGAACACATCTCGCTCGGTGCCTGGTTTGCCACGCACAGCCACGGCTCCAGCGGCAACAAGGGCAAAGGCTCCAACGCCTGCTTTGGACTGATCGATTACGTAGACACACGTGGACGCGTGCGACAAGACTCCAGACCCACAAACGTCCACTGCGTACTCGGCATCCAATTCGTCGACCTTCCCCCCAACCGCGAATTTCAAAAAGGGGCACTCTTCATCACCCCACGCCTGCAACCCCATCACGTCGACGCGTGGCTCGAAGACGCTTTCCAACGGGTTCTCTTCATCGGCAGCCGCTACATCGGTATCGTCTGGAGAGACGTCACCGACAAGACCCTCCACAAAGATCCACACTGCTGCAGCAGGTGCTGTCTCTGGCTCCAAATCGACCCACTCAACCTCATCGGTCCATGCCAAGAACCCAAACGGAATTACAGCGCCCTCGTGCACAACTACGACATCAACCGGCTCGTGCCACGCCTCTACCCCGTCATGGTTCTCTTCAGTTGTCTCCAGTACAATTACGAACTCGTCCTCAAACCGCAGCCGCGTGACGTTCTCTACGCCATCTGCCTGCGACTCCACGACATCCCAGGGCGCTTCGAAATTCGCTACGGAGGCAACATGTACATCGACGTCAGCGTCCGACGCACGCACCTCCACGCACCGTACGCCATCCTCGACGAGATGAACATCCCCTACACCTTCCACCAGGGGAAATACATACCCAGTTGACACTTGAAAAAAAACACTTTCACTAAAAAGTGTTTACTACAAATGGTTCACGAGTTCACGGGCAACGAGTTTACGAGTTCACGGGCAAAAAAGTGACAAATAGTTTACGAGAAAAAAAATGGGCAAAAAAAATGGGCGCTTAGGCGCAGCACGCGCCGACCAGAGGCACGCACCCGGTGCAACGCACACCGATGCAGCAACCCTTGCCGCGCAGATGCTTCTCCCCCAGCGTCAGGTCGTCCGCGAACGGCACCAACTTGCCGTCCTCCCACATGCCTTCCGACAACACCGGCACCGGCTGGAAAAGCGCCTTGGGAGCCGCCTTGGGAGCCGCCTTGGGGACCGCCTTGGGAGCCGCCTTGGGCGCTGCCTTGGGCGCTGCCTTGGGCAGGGGCGGGGGCGCCTTGGGGAACTGCACCGGCGTCTGCGTGCCCGAAGAGCGGGTGGCAGGCGCCAACGCGTCGAGAGAGGCGTTGAAGTCCTCCAACTCGGAAAAGTCAAAGTCCGAGAAGACGGTAGGGAACTCCGAGGCGGCGAAGTCCGAGGGGAACTCCGAGAAGAACTCCGAGGCGGGGGAGGCGGGGAAGAGGGCGGGGAAGAGGGCGGGGAGCGCGTCAGGCGCGTCCGAAAAGTCCCACTGCAGCGCGGGCGCAGCGGGCACAACTGGCACCGCTGGCTGGTCGTAGAACGCGTCCATGAGGTCGAGCGGGTCCAGCGGGTCCATGAGGTCCAGCGGGTCCATGAGGTCCTGTATGCGCGCTGTAAGGGTCCTGTAAGGGTCCTGTAAGCGCGCTCTAAGAAATCCTGGGTCCTAAGGGTCCGAAGGGTCCGAAGAGCACATGATGACGCGTGACGTCACACCAGTCATTCGGAGGTGTACACATATTTGCTGGTCGCATGTAAGACATGGAGTACCAAAGCTTGGATTGTGTGCCGACGCATTTGGTAAGATTCTGTGACCACCTTGAAATAACAGGGGAAAGGGGGCACACCAGTCATCACGGGTCGTACACATAATTGCCATTCACATATACGACATGGAGTACCAAAGCTTGGATTGGGTGCCGACGCATTTGGTAGACTTCAGTGGGTGTGCACAACAACAGGGAAAAGGGGGCACACCAGACACCACGGGTCACACACACACGCAAACGTCGGGCATATTATGGTGTGCAAAAGTTTGGATCCGGTTCCGCAGGTGGTAGGCTACTGTGCGTGGGCGTGCGTGCGTGGCGCCGTACAACCACGGGTCCACACCGCGAGGGTCCCTTGGCGTCTTAGGGTCCCTTGGCACACGTCGGAAAGTCCCTATACCTTGAGAGCACCAGAAAAGTAGTTTACATTTTTTTTTACACAACGCGCGCTCAACCGAGACGACGCTTTTTGCGAGCACGCGCGCACGCACCCAACAACGGGTCGCAACCCTGACAACGACCCCCCATGCAACGACCCTTGCCCTGCAGCTGCTTCTCGCACGGCGTCAAATCGTCCGAGAAGACGTCCACCAACATTCCCTCGGAAGAAAAATCGAGGGAACATTTCGGAGGACTCTGGGGAGGAACCTGTGGAGGAACCTGGGGAGGAACCTGTGGAGGAACCTGTGGAGGAACCTTGGAGGAAAGCTTCGGAGCCGCACCCGCACCGTGGACCGCACCGTGGACCGCACCGTGGACGAAAAAACCCTTCTGGGGGCACGGCGTCTGGCGGGGCTCGGAGGAAACGGCAAACACCGCGAAGGGAATCTTGGGAACCTCGAAAAAATGGGCGAGACACTTGGACTGCGTCTTCGGCAGTCCAGGGACCCCAGGGACCCCAGGGACCCCAGGGACCCCAGGGATCTTGGCGGGGTCGAGCCGGTGGACCTCGTTCTTGGGAGGCGCAAGCGCCTTGGGCAGCTTCGCAAAAATGGGCAGAGGCGCCGTCTTCGGGAACTGCGGCGGCGTCTGCGTGGACTGGTCGGTCTTGCCGGTCTTGCCGGTGTTGCCGGTGTTGCCGGTCTTGCCGGTCTTGCCGGCAGTCTTGTCGAGGAGGGCGAGGACGAACACCGCGTCCTCCGCGCTCAGCCCGTGCAGCCCGCGCAGCCCGTGCAGCCCGTGCAGCTCGTTCAACGGGTCTGACACGGTGCGATAGTCGTAGGGGATCGAGAACCAGTCCATGTTCTGGAACGCGTCCGCAGGCGCCGCCGGCTTTCCAAATGTGTCGAGGAGGTCCTCGATGATGTCCTGCAAGTAGGCGTCCTGGAGGTCCTCGGACATGGCGGAAAGCTTGTCCATGTAGTCGAGGTCCGACTCGGAACCCGACATGGAACCCGACACGGAACCCGACACGGAACCCGACACGGAACCCGACACGGAACCCGACATGGGGGACGAGCAGGCGCGGGGGCGCGGGGCGGGGGGCGGGAGCAGGCGCGGGGCAGGGGCGGGGAAAACCTCTAATTCAATTCCAATGAATGGTTCCGAGGCTCCCAGCGACCAAGCCTCAATCTGTACATACCACAACGTAAGACACCACAGTGTCATGTACATGCCTTTCGGTGGTTACGAATCGTGGGTTGGACCAAAAAATGCTCAGCGCAACGCGCCAAAATACGCAAAAAAAAAACTCTAGCCACCACCATGGGAAATCACAAAGTAGTTTACATTTTTTTCACTTGTCCCGCGAATGTTCAAAATGTTTAGCGAAGGCGACGACGTTTGCACGTGCCCAGCAACGGGTCGCAACCCGGGCAACGACCCCCCATGCAACGTCCCTTGCCCTGCAGCTGCTTCTCGCACGACGTCAGGTCGTCCTTGAAGGGAATAATTTTGCCGCCCACCATCATTCCCTCGGAAATTCCCTCGGAAAAATGGTTGAGACAGAGCTTGGGAGGAGACTGGGGGGGGTTCTTGCAGGACATCTTGGGCGCCTTCGGAACCATGGGCGTCTTGGCAGACATCTTGGCAGACATCTTGGCAGACATCTTGGCAGGCGCATTGTCAGGCGTCTTGGGGACCTCGTGAAGCACGGGGAGCACTTGGGGCTCAGGAGTGTTCGGAGGGGTCTGGGGTAGGGGAACCGCGAAGTTCCCCTCAAAAACTTGAGGGAGACACTTGGGCTGCGTCTTCGGCAACCCAGGGATCCCAGGGATCTCGGCGAGCTGGTGCACCTCGTTCTTGGAAGGCGTGTGCGCCTTGGGCAGCTCGGCAAACTTGGGGGAAGGAGGCGCCGTCTTCGGGAACTGCGGCGGCGTCTTGTCGGTCTTGCCGGTGTTGCCGGTGTTGCCGGTGTTGCCGTCGAGGTTGGCGGCAGTCTTGTTGAGCTGGTCGAGGACGAGCACCGCGTCCTCCGCGTTCAGCCCGTGCAGCCCGTACAGCCCGCACAGCGCGTCGAGCTCAGGGTCCTGCATGAGGGCAAACTTGGCGGGAGGCGTCGACTTCGGACACTGCGGCGTCTGGAACGCCGCGGGGACTGCCGGCTGCGCGAAAAACTCGTCGTTGAGGTCGTCGAGGTAGGCGTCGTTGAGGTTGTCGGTCAGGGCGGCGAGGGCGTCGAGGGCGGCGAGGTTGACCATGTACGTGAGGTCCGTCATGATCAACCCCGCCAGAAGTATAAGATGGACGACACGGGGCGTGCGTCGCGGGGCGTGCGTCGCGGGGGCGGGCGGGCGCGGGGGGAGCCGGGGGGAGCCGGGCAGCGGGGCAGAGGGGCAGCGGGGAAGGAACCCGGTGTCCGGAATTCAATTCCCTGACGAATGGCTCCGAGTGGCTGCGAGTGGCTCTGAGCTGCCAAACTCGAACGCGACACTCGTATACAGAACACCATGCATACACATGCAATATAATACGTAGCATGGTCTATGGCGTATGGAGTATGAAACAGTGTGGACTCGTGGACCCCGGACCCGAGTGTTCGACTGAGATTCACTTGCAAATATAACTTTGGGTTCACGCGGGTCCATGGTGTGTGGAGGTGTTCGACTGAGATTCCCTAGCTTTGGGTCCGTGAGGGTCTGTGAGGTGTTCGGCTGAGATTCACTTGCATAGCTTTGTGCCTGCGACTTAGGGTCCCCAAGCGAACCAGGAGATATACCCTAGTGAAAACATGCAAGTATAGCTTCCACCACGGTGCGGGTTCTGTGAATTATGACGAGACGACTTCCGGACTCCGACGACTCCGACTTCCGACGACTCCGACTTCCGACGACTTCCGACTTCCGACGACTTCCGACGACTTCCGACTTCCGACGACCCCATGCGCCTGGAGATATACCCTACAGAAAACATGCAAATATAGACTGTGTCTCAGACGGTGGTGTTGGGAGATATATACCCTAGCTAAAACATGCGAATATAGACTGGTTACGTTGGGTCATTATGGCGTCCGAATGGCGTCCGCGGCGTCCGAATGGCGTCCAAACCCCTACACGATATTTCAACACGTCCACGACTCCCCGCACCCGCGCCCCGCACCCGCCCACCCCCAGTCTTCAGACAAAGCAAGCTTCACCCCGCACCCCCATGGCGGACATACTCCTCGCTATGTCTGGCACCTCGCCCGCCCCCAAAGACCCCGACCTCGGCGCGGACGCGCGCGCACAGGCACTCGCCACCACGCACATTGACATTCTCGCCGGCGAAGATGACGGCGAACTTCGACAAGTGGGCGGCAAATGGATTTATGTCCCCAGCATGGTCTACCTCCACCGCACGTACAAACTCAACACCCGGTTCGACGGCAACCGCCACGGGCTCCCACACTACACCCACTTCATGAACACCGCACCCCACCACAACTCCGACGCCGAAATCCTCGCACGTCTCAAGGCGTTCCACCATGCACGAAAAGTTGCATTCGTGGTCCAACACGGCAAAATCACCGCCTTTGCCGCCTGCCAACAATGCGGCTGCCGCTCCGAGAAACCCTGCTGCGACACATGCTACATGCGCGGAAAAAAGCGGTGCCGCTGCGGGCGCGTCGACGACTTTCGGCGCTTTCACAAGGACAAGTGCCTCCGCTGCTACAACCAAGAGAAAGTCAAATGCCCCGTCTGCTTCATGGACAAGCCACGCCAACACAAATGCATGCCACCCGAACACTTTGTCACCGACGAAGGCTCGGGACTCGGACGCCCGCGAGTCAACAAAGGCGCGCGTTATCTCGACAGGCACGGTCGGCAAATTATGCAGTGCAAGTTTTGTGGAAAGCACGTGGGCGTCAAGTCGATGCGCAAACATTGCAGACGTCAGCACTCCGAGCAACTCGGCATCCAACACAAACGCTTCATGTGCAAAAAGGCTGGGTGCAACTACATTGGCACCAACAATCGGTCCCAGTTTCGTCGGCACCTCACCTCGCACAGCAACAAACGCAAGTACAAATGCATGTACTGCGTCAAATGCTACAAACAATCCGAAGGTCGGTCGGCGCACATTAGAAAACATCACGCCGAAGAACACGCCGCCGCCACCGGACGCACACCCAAACCATTGTCCAAACCCACCAAGCCCAAGCCCACCAAGCCCAAGCCGCCCAAGCCGCCGCCTCAGCCGCCGCCCAAGCGTCGCAAAATGCCAGAGCCCTGGGCGGTGTGATTATGGAAGACAACATTTACCCACAGCTGCAAGTACATCCACCCTAATACCTCCAATATAAACAAAAACATTTTTTAAGTTTATTTACAGTTTTTCGGCTGCCATAATGCTCACAGGCGCAGCCCCTCGTAGTCCCCCTCGTCCTCGTCGGTGCTCGTATCAGGCTCTGGCAGCAAGCGATCGATCCGTTCTAGCAGGTCTGCAATCTTCTCTATCAAGGCACCTTCGAGTATCCCGTCGCCATCCAGCTCTGGACGAACAATTTTCTGCCTGTGTAGATTCAACCTATACCAACTCAATATATTTAACTCTGCGCGCAACATCGCCAGCTGCTCCGCGTCCTGCTCCGCGTCCTGCTCCGCGTCTTGCGCGTTGCCAAACATCCCCTCCATCCGCTCCAACACAGCGAACATTTCGTCGCGGCGCGCACCGTCAATGGCACCGTCAATGGCACCGTCCATGGACATTTAATACGCACATGCACATGTTTATACAGTACTGTAGGTCGCTGTCAGCACTCGAGGGGTTTGCCATTCCAAAGCTGCGAACACTAAGCTATACATATGAACACTAAGCTATACTTGTGAACCTATTATGGTGTCCCAAACCTTAGTCTGCAAAGACAAACCCACACACGACCCCACGACCCCGCACGACCCCGCACGACCCCCATGTCCACCATGATCACCGACGAGTACGTCGCCCCCGGCGCCTTTGCAGACACAAGCTTCAAGTTTGTCCATCTCCCCAACGCGGTGCACATCTGCGAAGACGCCTTTCGCGGCAGTGCCGTCGAGTACATCAAGATCCCGCGCGTCGTCGAAATTGAAGAAAATGCCTTTCGTGGTAGCCGCCTCCGTGTACTCCACGGCGCCGCCGTCGAACGTGTCGAACAAAGCGCCTTCGAAGATTGTCGGGTCTTAACCCGCGTGGAGCTGCCCAACGCCACACACGTCGGCGACCTGGCGTTCAGAGGGTGCCACGCGCTCGAAACCGTCGTGCTGGACCGCGCAGAGCGTATCGGAGACGCCGCGTTCGACGAGTGCGTCAGTCTTGCACATCTGCACGCACCACGTGTGACCGAAGTCGGGGTTGCCGCCTTTATTCGCACACGCATTTCCAACACGTTTCCGCTCTGCACACGTTTCATGGTCGACACCTTTGCAGGGTGCAGCGTCGACACCTTTGAACACCCCGACGTCACGCAACTCGACGACGGGGTGTTCGTCGACTGCACCGCGCTGAAACACGTGCGACTCGACAACGCCCGGGTTCTCGGTATCCCCACAATCACACCGGGTCGGGACATCGAAGACATTCGCAATGGACAATACTACGGAATTTTCCAAAACTGCACCTCTCTCGAGTCTGTAAAAGTCCCCAACGTCGAAATTATCCACCACTGCGCCTTCAAGGACTGCTTCCAGCTCGAAACAATCGTGCTCCCCGTCACGCTACGCACCTTGGACAAGCATGCGTTCATGGGTACACACACCGAAATCGTGTCCCCGATTTGTGTCCCACTCGAAGACTTTCACGGCACGCTGCACGTCGCTTCCCCAGCACACTACCAAGCCGCAAAAAAACTGAAACACAGCGAATGGGTGCTTGACATGCTCCTCACATTTGACAAAGCCATCAACTTCAAAGTCCGGCGACCAGTCTTCAGACAAACTAAAGTTCGGAAACGCCGCGACACACGCCGCGACACACGCCGCGACACACGCGCGAAAGACGCCATCATGATTGTACGCGAACAGTACGAACTCCTCTGGGACGAGCTCAAACCCTTTGCACAGCTGTTTCACCACACGCCGCGCATGGCACAACTCATGCTCGGCGACGTCTACCCAAAAATGAAACATTACGTGAGGCTGTAAATACATCTTATGTCAAGTCTATACCTCTGAACACATTTGTAGCTCTGAATGATGTGGTGTCCTAAAACCACGACAAACTACCCACGACCCCCCCCCGCCCACGACCCTTCCCCGCCCCCCCCCATGGACCACGTCGGCACCTTCCTCGGCGCGTGTGACCAGCATGACCGCGCCAACATACTCCCAGTCGCCGTGGAACAGTTACACGCCAGGCTCCGTACGCTCCGCGGACGCGCGGTCGACCAACTGCGCTCGCAATCCCGTGCCGGCGCACTCGCCGCCGGCGTGGACGCCGTTTTTCTCAACAAATATTCCACTGATCTCGCTGCACCTGTGCGCGGCGCGAAACAAGGCAAACAACTCAAACGTCGCCAAGCCTACAGAGAGGACCGTCAACAAGGGTTCGTCCACGCGCAAGAGCGTGCCTGCGTCGCGGCGCTCCTCTTTCGTAGCGAACCCCGCGACGAACAGGCACGCCTTTGCAAGCTTGCCGCTCTCGTCGAACCTTTTGAGCGGCAATTTTCCGAAGCCGTGCACAATCTCCCGCAACTGCTCTCGCTCGACGAAGAAATCTCCGCCTGCAACGCCGCGCGGGCACAACAGGAAGAACAAAACCGACGTATATTCCTACGCCAACAGCAAGAACTGGACGTGTGGCGCGCGGCGCAAAACAAGAACAAACAGAAGAAACGCGAAGAGGCACGCGCAGCTCACACAGTGAACAATCTCTGTGCAAAACTCAAGATCGAAGAAACCTTTGCCGGTGAAGCCGACCGGCGTTCACAACGCGTGCTCGCCAACTTTATCGGCGTGCAACTCGTCACCGGGCGCGACGGACCACAATACGCCTTCCCCACCTGGTGCGCGCAGGTCGGGGAGAAACTCGGCGCAGACGCCGCCCAATTCGTTCAACAAGCACATGCCCAACTGTGGGAACACGTGGAGATTTTGGACATCAAAGACGGCAAGGTTACCGCCCACGTGGACCACTCCCCCTTCGTCACCACCGTCGACATGCCCACACGGATGCCCACACGGATGCCCACACGGCACACAAAACCACTCGCCGGGTTTTTCGCCATGTTTGGCAAAACCACCTGCCACTACGCCCTCGACGAGGTCAACTTTGCGGGCATGCACGTCGTCGCAGAGGCACTGCAAGCCCCAGAGTTCACCCGCATCCCCAACACACAACACCGGCACATGAAACACATGCTGGACTACAACGCACGGGTCCAGCGGCTTAAAACACTCCCATGGCACTATCTTAAAAAACGAAAACGTTGATCTTTTCTAGCGGCTGGTAAAGTTCTGTACGCGGCAGACTGTACGCGGCACTCTGTACGCGGCACGCTCGAGCTGTTGATATATCCGTTACATACATGTTATGGTAGCTTAAGGCACCTCAACACCCACCCACACCCACCCACACCCCACCCACACCCACACCCCCAGACCATGGAGTTGGCGGATCTCGTCAAAACCCAACCGCGCACACGCAAAGCGAGAGATTTTCTCATCCCGCGCGCCAAGCCCGCCAAACGCGCCGCCAAGCACGCCCAACGCGGCGCCAAGCGCGCCAAGCACGCCAAGCACGCCAAGCACGCCGCCTGGCGGCTGCGGCTGCAAAACAAGAAAGATGAAGAAAATCACTATATTTTAACGCTGATCAAACCTGGGCAGCACGTGTTCACCCTCGATGACCCCACCCACAACACGCCCTTCCGCACCACCAACATGCTCCTCGCGCACGGCGCTCAAGTCACCGCGCTCTCATGCGACCCCAACATCATGCAGCACGAACCACATCCCAAGCTCACGCTCGTCCACGATTATACCACCAACTTTCTCGAAAACCCAACGGGCAAGAAACCTCATCTCGTCTGGTTAGACTACTGCGCATCGGTGCGCAGATCCGCTATCGACTGGGTCAAAGACCTAAAGTTGGCACTGCGCTGGATGCACCGCGACGGCGTCGTCATGCTCACCTTCAGCAAGCGCGGCGTCGCCAACTACATGGGATTCGCCGTCCAGCAGATCCACGCTGTGGGCGCCTACCTACTCGACGTCCACGAGTACCAAGGCGAAACCAACGCCTCCATGTGTGTTTTCAGTCTCGCGAAACGGTACCGGAAAATTATGACTCTCTCACAGTACACGACACCCCAACCTCACCAACGCGTCCGCGTCACCGACACCACCGGCACGTGGGAAGGCACAGTCTGCCATGCGTACACGCCGAAGGAATTTCTAGTGCGTCATCGGCAGAAAGAGTTCACCGTGATGGAGCACGAGATCACGCACGTGATGGATTAACTTGAATGGGTTCCAATGGGTTCCAATGGGTTCCAATGGGTTCCAATGGGTTCCAATGGGTTCCAATTATGGTGTATGAATGGGAAAAAAAATATAATTAAAATGTCATATCGTTGTAACGGTGTGTGTGGGAAACCCGACTGCGCGTTTGCCGCGACCAGCTTCAAGAACCTGAAACGGCACGCCGACCCTGTTACGCGTGCTAAAAGAAATAAACGTCAACGCGAACGCGTGCAGTGCCCACACTGTGGGAAAATGATCTCGCGTCGTAATTTGTCCTCACATATGGTGCGCAAACATAATAAGAGACGCCGAAAGCATCGTGTCACCAATGTGTTCGTGTTCGCATTCCTGAGGACACTGGTGCGCGCCTGTATCTACAACGATAAAAAAGAAGGGCGCGGCGGGGACGTCGACGCGCACGCCATGGCGGAAACAATCTATACACGCGCGTCTGGACGTACCGTCGATGATAACGGCGGCATCTGTACAGGTCCGTGTGCCATCGTGTTTCAGCCCTATTCGCTCTTCTCTCTCACTTTGGACAGGATAGACGACGCGCTGCCGCATTTCGTGAATCATAGCCTTGATAACATATGTATCACAATACGTGGGATGAACACTTGGTGCAGCCTCCCTAAGGGGACTGGTTTGTGTGCCATGCTGCGCGCGGAGGCGGAACGAACGGTGACCGAGGCAGAGGTGGAAGAAGCTCTGGCGCGGGAGAAAACGAGCAAGAGCACCTCGCTTGCCAAAAGATACGGTCAAAACCCGCGCCATAATATTCTGTACAGTTCCGTGCACAGCGCGTTCCACAGGGATCCAAAGGCGCGGGCGGCGTTCGGTACCCGAAAAAACATGTTCGCATATTGCTATGCACTATACGCAGAAGCTCGCGCGCGTTGTGCAATTAGCAGTATTTTTTTGTCTGGGCACACTTATAACCGTGAGAAAAACGCCAAGGGCAGGTCCATCCCCGACCCTTTTCAGCCCAGTGTCGACGCTAAGGTGCCCACCTTAGGTCACGTGCCCGGCAACCTGCGCGTCGTTTGCATGTTTCTCAACTGCACGGACTTGAGCAAGAAAGATGCTCATAACGCGGCACGCTCCAACCGGGACGCGCCCCAGCAGTGGACACCTGCGCTGTTTAAACACTACGTGGGACTCTGAAAGTTAGGGTTTTTTTTACATGATTATGGTAGTATAAAGTTTTGATCCACGACTCACGACCACCCTCCAATATGTTGCCACGCAAATTTCTCACCCCCATCGGCGCAGAAGGAAGTGCAGCCGTGCGCGTCATCCTGCCTCAACACAAACTCGACGCGCTCGGCAGCCTGCTCGGCATCACGTTCGACTCGATGGGTTACCCCAGCCCCGCCACCCCCGCCAGCCCCGTCAAGCCCACCCCCGTCAGCCCCGCCAGCCCCGCCAAGCAAGCCGCCCCCGGTGCGCCCAAGAAGCGCAAGCAAGCCGCGCCCAAAAAGCCCAAAAAGCGCAAGCCACGCACACTTGGCAACGCACTCCAGGCGTGCAAAAAACGCAAGAAGCAGAAGGGTGCGCAGTCAACACGATGCCTCCGCCGCGCACAACTTGTCAAGGACCTTTAGCCCGTCCTGAATGTCAGGGAGCATCGTGCCCAACAGCTCCATGCTCTTGTGCATCTGCGGCAACATCGTCCCCACATCTTTCAACACTGTCTTCAGCTCGGGCGTCAACAACCCCACCGCGGCTACCAAGGCACAAATTAGAAAAAATTGTACCGCCAACACCACCCCCACACACCCGCCGAGAAGGATAGGTGCACGCGGACGACGCGTCAATAAAAGCTCTTCGTTCAACGTGTCAAGAGACGTCATTTTTTTTTTGTAAAACATACTACAAGTTAAATAGTGATTCATTTTTTCACAGACGCGCCGCACGGTACGCCGCCACGGTGTTCGACCAATCGTGCTGCAGTTGCCACTTCGTCTCCTCGTCGTCCGACAACAACTCCCAGTTGGGAAACTCGTCGTCCAACGCGTCCAAATCCCAACTCTCGACCACGCGAGGCTCAACTTGCTCAACTTGCTCAACTTGCCGAGCTGCTTCTTGAGCTTGTTTGCGAGCTTCTTGAGCTTCTTTGCGAACCGCCCGGCGCGCCGCCCGGCGAGCTGCTTTGCGCGCGTGTTTGCGGGCTTTGCGCGCGTGTTTGCGGGATGCTTTGCGGGCTTCGTACGCGGCGCGGGCTCGTTTATGCGCGCGCTCGGCTTGTTTCATGTCGCGCAGCCGTTTGCGTGCCCGTCGAGCATCGCCGCATTCTGCCATCAACGCCTTTTGCCGTGTCGCCGAGGCGGGCAATTTGATGTCGGGGATGAACATTACAGGGAGTCCCGGTGCTGCCTCGCGTGCCTTGCGCGCCTCGCGTGCCTCGCGTGCCTCGCGCGCCTCTCGTGCCTTGCGCGCCTTGCGCGCCTCGCGCGCCTCGTACACATGTGCCCGGGAGCCCACGTAACGGATATCTGCGGCAGTCAGCATCGGGGAGTCCGCGAGTCGACTCGTGCGAGCGCGCATTCACCCACCATAATCACTTCGAGCTTCGACCCACCATGGGTTACAGCCTAGATATTATTATTTATGAAATATAGACTTGAGAGTCATTTTCAGCGTTTTCACCCCGCCCCCGCCATGTCCGCCAAGTTCACCCCCCTGCTCCAGCAGCACCTGCGCGACGGCACCGTCGCCCCCTTCTTCCACAAGCTGCCCCCCGCGGTCACGCGCAACGACCTGGGCAAGGACGTGCGCGGCTTGCGCCCCCCCAAACAAGTCGAGGTCGACACGTGCACCCTCACCCCGCCCGGCGGCACACAAAGCGGCACACGCGGCAGCAAGTACCACAAGTGGAACACACAGTTCATCGGCAAAGGGATAAAAAACTACGCACTCTTCCTCAACGAGGCGCCCGACTTCGTCAACGACAAGCAAGCGCACGACTGCATTCAGTTCTTTGCGCCCACGTGGTCCTTCCACGTCGAGAACGGCATCGTCGCCGGGTTCGACGACCCCTACGCCAGTCTTCAGACAAAGCAGACCCCGCAGAGTCTTCAGACCCCTGACACCCCCAAGTGCCCCTGTGGCAACGTCCTTTATGCCAACACCGGCAAATGCAATCTGTGCTGGTTTGCGGAAGTGGTCCACTGCGACATGTGCCAGAAAGACAAGCCCCGCGGACATGTGTGCGAACTCCCGCACAAGCTCAAACCGCTGTGCACCGTCGTCAAAGGCAACCAAACCGGATCAGGACGCCCGTCCAGCCGGGACTACGTCAACATCAACGGCAAAAAAATGATGCACTGCAACCTAGGGTGCAAACACGGCACACTCGTCGGCATCAAGTCTTGGCGGAGACACGTCCAGCGCAAACATACCCAAGGCTTCGAGTTCACCTGCCACTGCGGGTTTCAGACCAACGTCAAAAACCAACTCAAGCGCCATCAACGCGTACACGCCGACGTGTACGCGTTCCCGTGCACCCTCTGTGCCAAAACCTACAAATATAGCGAAGCACTCAGTGCACACATGCGCAAGAAACACCCTAAGGAACATCGTAACAAAAGAAAGAGAGTTTAGAGTTATAATCGGAGAGCGTCCTCTTTGTGTTCTAGTTTTTTCTGCACACGCCGCATCTTCAGGATCTGCAGCTCTATCGTCTCCGTCTTGCCCCGTATCTTTTCGAAATCACGAAAGATCGATGATTCTTTCACCCGCACCGTCTTGGCGACATTCGTGCCACGCCACTCCTCCATCAATATAAAATCACCGTCTGCATACAAACACCACTTCAACACCTCGTTGGCTTGCACGGGCAACTTGGGGTCGTGCAGGCGGAGCCACGTGAACGCACCGCCCACCGGGGGCGAAATCACCACCAGCACCTGGTTGGGCACACGATCATCCTCGAAATAACAATTCGTCTCGGAACACTTCCACAACGATAACATTTGACGGTCCACCGCACTGTATTTATAGGTCCATGCAACATAGTTTCGAACAGACACTCAAACAGACACTCAAACAGACACTCGAAGAGACATAATCCCGATATCGTTATATGGCAGTAATTTAAAGTTTCGTCCAGCATTTATAGGGCAGTTCACTATGGAATCTAGAGTTTCGTCCAGCATTTATATGGCAGCTCACTATGGGATTCCTTTAAATTCTTTAAATTGAAATTTTCTGAACCTTGGCATGGAGCCCAAAAGAA